TCCTGCCAACCCCATGCACTATACCAATCAGCACCTGATTCATTCAAACTGTTAGGAAGTACATGTGTAGTTTCTAGTTCAAAAGTCCCTTCACTAGCATCATATTGCATACCAGTAACATATAGGTTAGCCTCTATACTCACGTTACCATTATATGAGTTAGCAATCTCCATTCGCCATATAGAACGCTGTGATCCAGAAGTGTTAACAGTTTGCTGTAATTTATTCTTTACATCATTATAATACGTGAGCTCAAGTGGATCTGTGACACCATCAGGACCTAAATTAAAGAATATTTTTATATTTCCACCCCATGGATTGTTTACATCTTGAGGCTCCATAACGTATACATGTACATCGTGGTAAGACTCAGCTGGTCTATAAGGAGCATCAAATGCGTTGGAAACAGCAACTGTTGGTAACCAATGATCTTTCACTACACCTTCAGTCATTGTCCCGTCTGGTCTTTCAAACTTTAACTTATTACCTACTGTTAAAGGTATAGGTTCTACTTCTCCTATTTCTCTACCAATACCAATCACGTCTCTAGATAAAGTGTTCACGAAAACATCACCACCATCAACGTTTAAATAATTACTATAAATTTGTTCGTAAACGCTCCCACTTCCTTCTACTATAGAAAAAGGTTTCACCTTAGAGTATAGAGGTATGTAATTCTCTATAGTATCATCTTTCAACTTCATAGGTATAGCATCTGATACTTCATAGTATAAGTCTAGTCCTACATCTTCTTTTGGTTCAGTTTCCCATATAGCATTACCACCGTTGTTATTACTTGGTGTGTATTGACTAACATCCGTTATATTAACGAGCTCCACTTCTAAACTACTACTACCATCATGTTTTACTGCACTTCTAGGGTCCCAAATACTAGTATCTAAGCCTACATAAGCATTGTTCACCTGTCTAAACAATATAGTAAATGTCTTTCTATAACACATGTTGCCACTCCCTGGCCAACACGCCTCACAAGAACCATCAAAATTAGTATCAAAACCATCCCTACCTCTATAATTCTTTAAAGGGTACTCAATAGGGCTGTAACCCATAACTTCGTAAACTATAGGTTCACCATTCAACCCAGGGTCGGCCTTGAATCTAAATCTCTGCCCTATAGTCCTTATAGAATCCATAAACTCTTGCATGTTTGAATCAAGATTACCGACATTTAAATTACTAAGTTGTATAGCGTTTTTTCCAGATGGAGATACTACATCAATACTGTCTATATTGTTATCAAGACCACTTAGTGTCCAACCATCGTTAGATAGAATAATTAAATCGGTTGGGGGTAGACTAAATAAACCCCTTTTCGAACCCATGCTAACTCCATTAAATGTCTCGTAAGCATAACCAGCGTTATCTATAAACCATCCATTACCGTACGCGGAACTACCTCGAGCCTCCACCCAAAAATCCCGTAATACATTATAATCATATGACTCATAAGCTGTACCAGTTTGATACATAGGACTTATTTCCATACAAGCCATTTCACTATCCCCCATATGAGTGTACTGTAAAGGAACGTTGTTATTTCCAGATGTAAACCCACTAAGATTCCACATATAATCAGTATGGTCGTTAACACCGTTATTAGGTTCCGGGATGTTAACGGTAGAATAATCACCCTTATACGAAGCGCTACCATCTGCTGGATTTTGTTGAGCGTTTGGTAAAGTGTTACTAGTACATATATGTCTTAAGCTAGTGGAGTGAGATACAGTGTAAACAAGGTCATCATTAGAACCAGGTATAGTCACTTGTTCTTCCAGTAAGCTATCTTTAAATATTTTGACAAAGAATTTACCATTAAACTCTGGTTTGTCTTCTATAACTAAATCTTTCACTTCTATAAAGTAATCAACACTGGCGGAAGCCCCAAACCCATAATCAGAGTTCATATCCGCAGTGGTACCCCAAGGTTCCGCCACAGTAATCACACCTGCTTCAGTTATGTTAGACACTCTAACCCAATCAGAGTAAAGTATACTAGATGGTGTAGCACCTATTGATTCACCTTTTATTCTCGCCCAAGCAACACCTTCAAATTTTTTAAGCCCCGTACTGTAAGGTCCTAAGCCACTGGACATCCAGTTACCATCAGAAGCTACAGCTGACATAGATTGGCTCAACGCAATACCACCAACTAAACTATCCATAGGTGCTACAGCTATTGTCTTGTGGGTGGTTTTTATTGTTTGAGGTGCCTCGCTCTTTATAGCTAAAACTTTGTATTTAGCATCCTCACTAAGCACAGCGTCTCCTGTTTTATGAGATTTCTTTAATATTAAATATGTTTGCTCATCTATTTTATTTCTATCCGCTGATGAAAAAGAGATCCACAGAGTACCATCCTCATTGTCGTACCACTTATCCATTACTAAATTGTAATATTCGTTGGAAGTTTCTTTTATGTAAAACTTGTAATAATCCATCCACGCTTCTGGAGCATTACCGCTCTTCCATTTAACCTTAGCTTTTATTTTATTTACGTTAATTGATTTGTCTTTCTTTACTTCAAAACTTTCATTAACGTAGTTCTCCGGGCTTAACGTAGACTCGCTAGTTTCTCCATCTACTTGAAATGTGTTAAACACGCCCCCGACTCCTACAACAGGTGTTTCTCTACCATACTCGTCTCCAAAAACAACACCCAACTTATACTTCCTCATGGATTTTATCGATCTATAAGGTGATAAAGCTTGTGACTCATCTTCGATACTTGGATGTGGAGTTGTTATTAACGATGTATCTACAATTACATCACTTAAAATATCGTAACCCTGCTCATAGTTACCATACACTATTCTGTTACCCGTGACCTCTTGAGCTTTAGCTGTTTTAGGGACGTTATCCCAAGATCTTAATATCTGAGACGACTCCAAAGTTCTGTGTATCATGTCAGTAGTAATACTGACAACTCCTTTACCACCGCTACCTTTATGACCGGAAGAAACACTTAATGTATTATGCCACTCGAAGTTCTTGTTTCTCTTTATAGTTTTAACGATATATACATTAGGCGATGATGTGTCCTTAAAAAGTATATCTATTTCCTTTACATCATCTGGTCTTGCAGCATACTCATTAACGAAATCTACTATGGTGAGATTTCTTAAATTATTCTGCATACCTAAATTATACCCTCTCTTTGCTGTATAATCATATTTACCAGGTAAAAACGCTAACTCTGACCAAGGTGAAAAAACTGAACATTCACCATCGTAATACTTGTACCTATAAGCAAACCTACCTATCTTATCTTTAAATATAGAATCTGATTGAACTAACTGCACGTCATACTCTAGATATTGACCACTTGTCGCAAAGTTTAATTCCTCACTTATGGATTCTATAGACAAGCTATGAATACCGCCGGAAATATTTGACGTAACCACAGCTCTAACAGAAACATACTTGTTTGTTATAGGTGTAAAAATTAACACAGAGCCTTCTACAAAATCATTAGAGATATAAATTGATGGTATAGTATCTTGCTCTTGAACCCCGGAGAAATCAAATGTGGATGTAGCTCGAGTATCAACACCATTTATAGAGGTGCTAGAGTTACTCATTATAAGTTTAGGAGAGGTTGTTGGGGATTTTTTTATAACTGTTATGTGCTCTCTCTTAATTTTATTATCTACGAGTGAGTGAACACTGTTAGGGTCTTCTATTTCAGACAGAGTTACTAAACTGTTTGGGTTGTCACTATGGGGATCCCTAAATAGATTTAATGAGTGTTTGTGATATTGAGGCATATTATCACCTGTACCGTTTATTAACCTATCTATGTTTACTCTCTTTGGTTCACTTCTACCGTCTGTCCAAAATAGTAAATCACCTATTATGTTTGCACTAGAGATTCTGTAATCAAGATCTTCTTTTATACCTTCAGCAAACTGTAGTACAGGTTCAGGATGTATAAATCGCCATTTAACAACTCTACTAGCTAATAAATCACCGTTAGCTAGTTTATGGTTTAAATACTTATCAAGGTTTAATGTATTATTAAATATCGATATAATTTTCACGTCAGACGAACTACCGTCATAAACATCAAATGCTTGTAATAAGTTATTCCCATTTTCATCGATAGCCTGAACTATCATACCAGCTCTCAAAGATTCCAAATTTGTAACTTCCGACGCTGAAGCTGATACTGTGTTGAATTTATTGGAGATGTCCTGGAAATGATTAGCTGGTAATTCTACATAAAAAATATCAGTAAAAACAGGGAATATTTTTTTTACTACACTATCGTATCTAACTATAAGATCTCTTCCAATAACAGGTTCCTCAATAGTGCCTGCGTTGAATTCACCACTCAAATACTCTAAACTTGGTGCGGTTATAAAAAAGTAAGAAGAGTTTGTTTTGTTATCTGATACGTTACCAATAACTTTGCCTGGAAAAACATCTTCACCATAATGTATCAACTCACCTGATACATTGCTGTTGCTGCTATCTAATATTGAATGAGATGTAGGTATTTTAACATTTCCAGAAATAGGTTTTACAACACCCACGCTGCTACCGTCAGATGTTGTTATTTCAACATTTAAAGCATCTCTATATTCTCCTTGTGGTATTAATCTCTCGTCGAGATCTTTATTCATTTTACCACCTTGAAAAGTTCTTCTTATTCTAGCCATAGAATTTTACTTAATAATTTTACCAATACCTTTTAGCACCTGAGTGAACTCTTCCATCTTAATATTGGAAAGTCTTATTTTAGCTTTTCTAGTTTCAGCAAATTTCTCTTTCTTAAACCTCTGTATAACGTGCTCTGGCATATTTGATCTACTTGAAACCAAACCATACATTATATGTTTGTATACTGCTTCTTCACAAAATTTATGAACCACCATTTCAGAATCAGTACCTAAACCATCACTAATATATTTAAATATTATAGTCTCACCAGCTAAGTCAGATCCAAAATGTATGAATCCAGTAGAGTTATCTATGTAAAACGTACCGTTGATCTGAGCATGTTGAGGGTCTAAACCGTATCTACGACCTTGGTAATGCTCATCAATTAAATCTCCATCGTCATAGTCGTAATCTACGTTATTAGCTTCTATCGTCTTAAATCTGCTACGTGTGTCTGATTCGTGAGGATCCGAAGCTGTAGTGTCACTTTGGCTATCCAGACTATTATCATCAAAAACGTAAGCATCTCCACTCTGTTTTATAGGAAAAGGATTAGATGTTCTACCTGTGGGGTATAAAGGTTTCTCTATACCTTTAGAGTCTACCCTAACTATTTTAGTATAGTTGACATAATCTTGAGGTAAAGGCATGACTAAAGTAGATGGAACTTCCTGCTCGAGAGCTTTGTGAGAACGTAGTACGTCGTATGACAACTCTTGTATTGCACGCATACCGTGGAATTGAACGTCTGTCCTGCTAACTTTACTTAGTATTTTGTTTTCACCAACATATACTACCATAAAAGAGCTTATGATGTCATCAAGTGATACAAATTGATAGTCACCTTTATTGACACCATTGTAATATTCGCTCTGTGTTACTCCGTTTAATAGTCCCATAATTATTTATTTTCTTGTGCTTTCCTAACAGCCTCATTTCTAAGCATCGATTCAGATAGAGTAGGGTCTTTAATAATAATACCAGCCAATTCTAGTATTTTGTTGGTTAATGTACTTTCCTCAGAGGCATGTAAATCAAAGTCTGTAGAGGTGTTTGCGTTGTATAAAGCTTTATTTGCAACCACAACGTAACCCCAATTTGGTGTTTCTGGTTTTTTAATATAATCGCATGATATAGTTGTAGTAGGTGTAGGATAAAGTAGAATCGAAGACTGAGTGTTTCTGCTGTAAACCGGTCTTGTAGACGTTGGTTTAATTTTTGAAGCACTCGTAACATATAACCAGTCCTCTCTATTTATCTCTTCGTAGACAGCCATGCTGGTAGCATCTTCAGTAGAAATTGTTGGAGTTGGATTGCCACCTATCCAGTTATTAACTGTTTCTACATGTGTAGATTGTAACTCTGTTTTATAAGTTACTGTTACTTCACTTGTTACACTATTAAACGATGCAGTGTGGAATGGTGAGTTGTTGTTTATAGCTTTAGTGATAGCCTCAGCAACACTGCTCGATGAAGCGGTTGTGGGTAGGGATAACACCGTACCTCCATTGAAGTCTGATGTTAAATCAGAGTGAATATTCTCACCATCGCGATACAAGAATATTATCCAAGTATTTTCATGTTCATAACCCATACCCGCAGGATAAACCCCTTTTAGCCTTATCTGAGTAGCGTCTGTTTTTGCGCTTGGGTTAGAGGTTATATTATTACCAGCTTTTGGTGTGAACTTAACTGTTCTAACTGCATCGGTAGAGTCCTTGTACACGTTTTCTAACCAGTGAATGTTACCACCACCACCACCTAAAGTACCGTTAACAGCTACTGCACTACCTATAACTCTATGGATAGCTATTTTTTCTTTTAGCATATCCAAGTCATCTGTTACCACGTTTTTTCTACCAGCATTAATTAGAGCGGCTTGGTATTCGTGAAAATACATTTCAAAAATATCGTTTTGAGCTTTATCAGCTAGCAGGTTAAACTCTTGAGGAGTTATATAACCTCTCTGATCTTTATTAGCTATAGCTAAAACTTTTTGATAAACATTATTTATTGACACAGCCATATTAATCTTCTTTATAAGGGAATTGTTTGTTTAACCAAGCTTTTCTCTTGTTACACCCACAATCTTTTTTACCAACAAAACTAGTGGCTAAATGAGCTAAAGTTTTAATTCCAGTAAACTTTGTAAATTTTTCTATTGAGTCTCCTAATCCTTTTGATTTCATAACATTCTTTTTTACTTTAATATAGTTACATAGTATAGCGAGGAGTTAGTATAGGGTAAAAAAAATAGCCACCCGAAAGGATGGCTATTAATGTTTATTACTAAGCTAGTTACGATGCGTAATTAATAGAGCAACCAATAATACCTAAGCCAAATTGATCAACTATAGGTAGAGATGGTGAGTTAGCTACATCAGTAATAGTAATCAATTGACCACCATGAGGATGTGCATTACAAGCCGCTTCTATCATTTTACATACGTCTTTATATTTACCAGCGTCATGTATTAACACCACGTTGTCATCTACTTGAGTACCTAATGCAGACTTAAACGATATTCTAGTATTAGTATCACTAAGTGGGTCAATACCTGTAAGACCGGTAGTAGGTACTACTAGTCCATCGTGTTGATGTCCACTACCAGTCCCTACATTATAATAAGCCCATACTTCAACAATGTCTCCAGCAGCCAAAGTATAACCATCGTTTCCAGTTCCATTATAAGCTTCTATAGTAATAATACCATTAGTATCACCAATAGCATAACCACCAGTGATTAACTCTGTAGCTTCTCCAGCTGCAGCAGTTCCTTCTCCAGTTACATCATTAAAAACCGCTCCAGTATAATAGTCATATTGATTTGCCGATGTATAAGCAGAGCCTCGGGTACCAGCATTACCAGCCGCTGTAACTACAACTTTAACATCTGTACCATCTGTACCTAATAAGGCAAATTCACCAAAGTTAAGTGCAGCTGCATTAGTCGCTGTGTCAGCTTTTGCAAGTTGAACTGTTTGGTCAGCACCTTGAGTTATCTTAGTATAACGATAACCCATAAATCTTAAATAATTTGTTTTATTCATCTTTTTGTTTTTTTACAGGTTATACTTCACTATTTATAACTACGTCTGAAATTAAAGAACTAGCATTAGGTATATCAGTTTGAAATCCATTATAGATGTTTACGAAACCATCAGATGCAGTGGAATTTATAGCTGAAACTAGATCATCACATAATTCTTTATATTTACCAGAAGTATGTGTAAACACTATAGTACCTCTTGTAGTACCAGTGTTAGCAAGTCCTTTAAAAAATAAAGTTGTTGTAGTTAAACCTGGAGTTAAAAGATTACCAGGTACTATACTCAGCACGCTTGATGCTGGTATCATTACACACTCACTTGAATTGTTTGGTTCATCAGCAGGTCTGCTGATGAATAAATAATTTTCTCCTTTCATAGTTTTATTTTTAAGCTGCTGTTGTTATTGCTATCCCTGAAACATGAGGATATATACTATCTGGTAAAGATCCATTATTACCAACGAAATCACTGTGACACACTAACATACCACCATTAGTTCTAGTTAGAGCTGAAGCTAATGCTTTCATATAATCTCTAACCACACCTTCTGAGTTTAATGTTACTGCTACAGTATCGTCTGTTAACGCACCATTTCTAGATTTAAAAGACAACGTAATAACATTGTCAGCTGTAAGGTCAGCACCTAAAAAATCCGAAGACTTGTACATTGCACCATCTCCAGTAGCGTTCGCTGCATCTGTTTGTTCGTTAAAGAACAGAAAATTTTCTCTGTAAGACATTTGTTTTTTGTTTAATAATTAATAAATAATTGTTTGTGAATTAAGGTTTAAAGTTTAAGGGTTAGGGTTTGCGCTTATTTAGTATTAAAAGAAACGGTTATGATAACCGCTTCTCTATATTAGTGTATACTTCCATACCTTCATCAGTTTTAAACCACTGTGCAAGCGCGGAGTATGGGTGTTCGTCAAACGGAACTGTCATAAGTTTTCTATCGTTAGATCCCCACATAAAGTGTCTTTGATCTGATGATAACTTTATAATGTTTAGTTCAGTCGCTTTAATACCAAAGTTCCTTAGTTGCACGTTATCGTCATTAACTAACTCTAAGAACAATTCAGGGTTTCTTTTAGCATATAATAATAAATCTCGTTTAAGTTCCTTAGAACTCATCTCAGATACCTTAGAGCCTAACTCAACACGCATAACAGCTTCAGCCATATCTATGTCTAGATTTTGAGCAGCGTTTAAAGCCTCAATCTCTAGTTCAATCAAAGCTACTTCGTTAGCTGCTTGTACTATAGGTTTATCCTCTTCGTATATAACATCTTTCATTGGGTGATAAAGAGATAATAACTTCTGTAGAACGGTTTTATTTTTAGGAACTACTAATGTTCCGTTTCTAAATATAATATGTTCCAATCTTTGGTCACCAACCATCTCATCTACAAAGCATGTCCTTTGATTAGAGCAATACTTCAATTCTCTTTCGTAACCTTTTTCTTCATCAAAGTAATAAATATTACTACCTTTTATAAGACTAGATAGAGGTGTCTTACCTTTTAAGTGATAAACTCTATCTTTAATCTCCCATTTAGGAGTTTTAGGTTTTTTAGGAACTTCTACTTTAGGTGTTTCAACAATAGGTTGCTCCATTACTTCAATCACCTCTTGTTCTACTACAGTTTCTTTCACTGCAGCTTTCTTTGTTTGCTTTTTAGCCATAATATAATATAATAAAAATTAAAAAAATAAGACCGAGGCCGAAGCCTCGATCTATATATTGCTTAGTTTAATAAGCAGAAGTTGTTAGCTCCTTGTACTACTAAACATCTCTCTGATAGGAAGTGCATTTCCATCGCATCTAAATCCGATGTAACAGCTCCAACAGAACCAGTAGTCCAAGTTTTCATTTTACGAGATTCAGTCTTAGAAGCTCTGTAACGAACGTGTAAAAACGGACGCTTAAGATTCTTACCTAAGTTTTCATCGTAAACAGATGATACACCAGCTGGAACAACAACACCGCGAATAGCGCCTGCTGCGTTTCTAGCGTTAATACCACCACGAGTAGCCAGATCATTTAAGTATTTCCAGTCAGATTTGTAGAAGTCGTAAGAACCTCTTCTGAAACCAGAGAAACCTAAATTTAAAGCCATATCTTCGTCGTTGTCAAATACTCCGTAAGAAGTACCACCAGCTCCGTAAGAATTCATAGAAGCAAGCATGTCATCCATAGCAAGAGCAGTAGCTCTGTTAACGAACATCATGTTCTCTTCAATAGCACCTTGCTTGTCGAACTCTGCTAATAAAGCATCAAATTCAGCTAAGTCAGTTGATGCGTTAACACCAGAGATACCAGTAGAAGTATTACCTCTAGCTTCTAAAGCTGCGAATAAACCTTCAGTACCTTGTAAATCATTCGCGTCGTTGGCACTACCAAAAATGATTGATGTAGTGTGAGCTTTTTCAGCTTCAACCATAGACATTTCACAATAATCTGAGAAACGAGATCTAGTATCGCCTTCAGCTTTTAAATACCAGTAATACCCGTTTTGACCGTCTTCACCAGAAACTTCAACCCAACCAATTTGAGCAGCGTCAGACCCAGAGATCTCATACTTATCTTTAAGGATTATAGGTTTGTTAGTAAATCTAGTGAAAGAAGGTTTGTTAGCACCAGCTCTACCTTCAGTACCTTTCTTATATTCAGAACCGTAAACCAATACTGTAACAGCATCGTCTGTTCCAAAACCAGCATCATCTAAGTGTTCTGCACCGTAAGGTATAGCTGTAATACAGTCTGTTGCAGTAGCACTTTGTGCACCAGTTGCTAAAACCGAATTAATTTGAGATACATAACACTTCTTAGTTAAAGCTGCAGATGCTACTATAATAGTATCACCAACTCTAACACCGTGAGTGGTACCAACATCTTTACCGTCAATATCTGTATCTAATTGAATTGTACTTACCGTGTGAGTACCAACAGAACCTTTGTACGATAAGTGTAATCTACCTTGCTCTGACCAAACAACTTGATCAGCAGCCATTGCTTCTTCAGCACCTACTTGAGCTAAGAAACCTGAGATAGTTCTCTTTCCGAAAACCTCAGCTTCTTTCTCCATTAAGTCTGGTAGGTACTGTTGTGCCCAACCACTTGAGAAGTCTAAATAATTGTCAGCTAATACTTGCTGAACTGCCCCAGCTCTCGACTGAGGCGCACCTGTTACTGCCATAATATTTTAATTTAAAAATTAATTATTTTCTTTTCCTAATTTTGAATTTGAAATCATTTGAATCATCACCTAGTATTCTAACTTTCATCCCACTAGTTTGCTCACCTCCGTGAGTACCCCTTGGATTCACATCGATGTTCTTACCTTTAGCTACAGTATCTTTAATCGCATCAGCTTTACCTTGCTCGTAAAAATGTTGAGCTATAGCGTCAGCGTTCATTGCCGTAAATAAAGACTTGTGATAACCCTTAGTGTCCGTGACTTGACCGTTTTTATCTAGGTACTTCCCGATAAAATTATCTAGTTTACTTTGGGTCTGTTTAACATCTTGAGTGTTTTTAACATTAAACCTGTACTTCTTATCTCCGACATTATATTCAAAACCTTTGAACTTGTCATTAAATAGATTATCAGTTTTATGTAAAAAATCTTTCGTGTTAGTCTCTGTGATCTTTCTAGTTCTCTCAGATTCCTTATTGTAACGATTGAAGAAATCAATTGCTTTCTGCTGCTCACCAGTGAGTTTACTTCCAGCTTTAATATCTTCGTAATATCTAGACTTTTGCCCGTCTAAGTAGGCTTTCGCTTCTGCAACTTGCTCTTTTAAAGCGATTTTCTTTGATCTTATTATACGCTCATCATCCATGTCTTCATCAAAACCGAACTTGTCTTCTAGTAAGAAATTTCGTTCGGCTGCGGTTAAATGAGATTTAGTAGCACGATAGTATTCGTCTAAAACTTCAGAGTCATCCAGCTCAGCCAGATCTCTATTTAATCTAACGTAATCATTTATATCCCCACCAGTCTCATCCATGAAGTCAACTAATTTCTGGATGTTCTCTGGTAGAGGTTTACCAGTTGTTTCAGATTCTGTTATAGCCTCAGCGACTTGTTCCTCTACTGCTTCGACCTCACCGTCTGTTAACTCCTCATTAGTTACTTCCTCTAATACTGGTAGTTCCTCTTCTTGTACTTCTCCTTGCGGCTGTACCTCTTCTTGTTCTTCTGTGGATCCGGTGTCTTCATCGCGTCCCACCACTCCTGCTGTGTCAGCTTCTGTTTCTGTAGTTTCATTAGTCTCTTGGGTTGGGGGTTTACTTAAATCTACTTTAATAACGCTATCATCTCCAGCGCTTTGGAATTTGGATTCGTTAATAGTATTATCAACGGGTTGATCTACAGTCTCTTCAACTGCGTCTTTCGTTTCTTCTGTCATAATAAAATATTATATAATTAATTATCTTGGGTCAAAGCTCTCTAAACCAAGACCTCCACCTATTACATCATTACCTGATGATTCAAACTTTTTAAGTGATTCGCCCTTGTTTTTTACTTCACCCTTTATTTTCTCACGCTTATCTAATCTATCTTCTTTAACTTTATCTCTAAGCGCAATGTTATTATTCTCTATACCACCAAGTTTCATGTTTATAAACATCTCGTGGTTCATAAGTTCTTTCTTAACCTCAGCTTCCCTATTTAGATACTGCATTTTCAAATCACTCTTCTGCTGCTCGAGTTGCATATCTATCTGAGCTTTAGCTTGATTTTTTTGCATTTCAGCTTGAGCGGCTGCTTGTTGAGCTTCTTGATTAGCTTTAGACTGAGCTTGAATGTTTTGCTCTTGTAGCTTTTGATCTCTCTCCTGCTTCTTTCTTCTTTTAATTTTTAGAAGTTGATTAGCTAGTTTTATATTTCTTATGTCTCTCAAGTCTATAGCATCGTCCAGCTCTATTAAACCTTGAGATAAAGCTTGTTGTATATTATTCTCAAGCATTTGTTTTTCTTCTTCATCAGGCATTAACTCTATAAATATACCAAAATCATAAAGATGTAACTCTGACATCTCCTCCAGTGTTGCTACATTATGGGCGCCTATAGATTGAATGAAAGCTTCTCTAGTTGGTGAGTATTCTATGATGTCAGATATTCTGAGCGATAAAGCTTCAGCGCTTTCTGATGCTAGCAGTAACATTGACTGTAACACATGCCTAGTAGCTGTGTTAGAATTAGCTGCAGCCAACTTCTGTATACCAACCAAAGAATTCTTATCTGGAGTGGAAGCGTCTCTTGCTTCGTTCAAACCTGTCACGTCACGTATCATCTGTAGATAGTAATTATAAGTCTGTATTAGCGCTTGAAGTTTATTACCACCAGCGCCATTCTGAATTTGCTGAATAGGTATCTTACCAGGATTCTGATCTCCCTCAGAGGTAAATGATCTACCAATAACCGAACCTGTTTGGAAGAACATATTTAAAGCTTCTTGCGGATTGTAGTTAGTACCGTTACCAAGGTCTATCTCAGCTAAACCATCAGCGTCTAAGTAAACACCATCAGGTACCATGCGAGACATGACTTGCTGCAACTTCAAGTGAGTTAACTGTATCATATCAGCGAACCCAGTTATTCTACTAACAACAGATTCGATTTTACCATTGTACATTCTAGGCGCAACAATACTATAGTTCATTTTTACTTTGTCAAAATTAGATTTAGATCGCAACATATTCTTAGCCATCTCCCATTTCAACAACCTGTCTGTACCAAGTATTAAAACTCCTTCGTATAAACACTCCATAACTCTTTCGAGTTTAGAAAAGTTACCCTCCATATCAGATGGTGGATTAAAAGTATCATCTTTCTCTATAACTTTCTCAGCACCGGTACCCATCTCCTTTAGCTTATAAGTGTTATTTTTATGGGTTTTGTAGTTAAAGTAAAGTACATCTACTTTATTCTTATCTCTATTACTGTTGTTATTATAACTTTTTATAGAGCTTCTAGGTCCTTCAACTATGTCTTTAATATCTTCTTCCGTGAGCTCAGGGAATTGTTTAACTAACTCGTTTATTGGAACTTCCTTGACTTCACCAACATAATATATATCATCGAAGTAAGGGGATTCAGTATAAGAGTAAACTAAATTAGCTGGGTCAACGTATTCAATCTTAGCTCCATCACTCCAATCAAACGTAGTTTTAACCGCTCCTATGCCGATGGTAGTTAAATCATATAAGCACCTTCTTTTTGTAAGATCAAATTTACTACCATCCATCAATATGTTTATAGCTTGCTCTTCCGCTAATTCAACAGCTTGCTTATAGTCTAATTGCATATGAAGTGTTAACTCCTCTTCAGTATCGGGTAGTTTTTCTACGTCATTCTCGTACAGATCTATATTTAATCCAGCTTTTACCGTGTCGTTAAATTGCTTAGCTCTTATATCTTTTAATATAGACTCCATATACTCGGTTCTTTTACTAACACCGTAAGGGTCTTGTGAGTACGCTTTTACATCATACGACCTTTGAGCCATACCATTAACAACTATATCAACAAACTTAGGTACGATAGGTACTGGCTTCCAATCTAAGTTCAAATAACTTAAGTCACCATTTATAGATAACTCGTCTTTGTATTTTTGTATAGGCTGCTCTCCTCTAGCATACAACCTGAGCTTGTGAAAACTGTTTTTAGTGTTAAGGTATTTGCTATTAGTACTGTTGAACCACTCATGCTCGATAGCTCTACCAATCTTCAACCCATACTCGTAGGTCATTTTTTCTAAATCACTTACCGCTTGTGAAGGGAAGTTACTTATCGCAGACTCTGCCATAGTTTACTTTTTTATTATTGTTGAATTAAAACCTGTATTTTTATATTTGGATATTGTGAGGTTGATAGGTTCTTTTTTATAATCTGGGTTTGGTTTATACATATGTCTATTACAAGCCATTATTGCTAATCCACTACTAATGGAAGCATCATACTTTGTTCTTTTAGTTATATCAAATCTACTCCAATCACTTAACGTTTCGTTGAAATACATAGTACCATAGGTACCATCCTGCAAATGACCTATGTGATCGTTAATATACATTTCAATAGCCGCAGCGTGAGCTTGTTTTATGTCCTCACTAGAGTTCGGTATGCCACCAACTTCTTTTTCTGCAACAGATAATTTATTCCATACTTTATCAGGTCTGTTCATACTAAAACCTCTATATCCTCTACGCCTTAAATAGTACAATAGACGAGGTTTATTATTCTCTGCGAGTATTGGCATCCCGTAAAATACTAAAGCCATTAGAACGTCTTCAAAAAATATTTCAGCAGTTTGTGGTCTAGCTACGTATTCTAAGAAAAACGTATTAGCTGGTGCATCTTCCATGCTAAACTTAGTTAACCCATGTAAAGCTCCTTTGGAACCCTTACCGTCTACAGTACCACTAATATCGTAACTATCACACCCAAAAGCACCCATATGTTCGTTACCTGGATATTTAATACCGTTCTTTAGTATTACATTGTTTTGCATCCTACCAGTAGGGACCCAACTAACTTTAAATCTACCATTGGGATCTGGATTGAAGCTCACTCTTGTATCTTTAACGCCGTTTTCCCATTGAAAATTTCCAGTAGTTAAAACTGAGGAATTTCTATTACCCTCATTATAATCTATTTGCTCATAAATTTTAACGAGGTTGAATAATGAGTTTTTAGTCTCATCCCTAAACGCATGCTCTTCTGTTCTAGGAAATTGTCTATAAAACTCATTTAAAGCGTCTTGATCTCCTTTTAATCCATCAACTTCGTTTTCCCAATAGTCAACTACACCTATATCTATTAGTTCACCGTGAGGCCCGGACCTACCATTACTTGGTGTATCAAATACTGGAATTCCGTACTCATCAATAAATCCTTCATAGTTCCACTCCATTGGTATAAACAGAGAATATAAACCAGACTTTGTCTGTCCATTTCTATTTCTTCTATTGACATCTGAATCATTATACAATTTTTTAAAGTTATCACCACCCTTATCTAAAGCATTCGATGTTGACCCCATCATACATTTACCTACTATTCTACCACCTAACCTTAGACAAGTTTTTGTTACTCGCCAATTGTTTAGTATATTGTCAGGTCTTTCCCATTTACCACTTTCATCATGCACTAGTAACGCTAACTTCTCACCATCATAACTGTTGTCACCGGTATTCTTCCAGTCAATAGTAGTGTCAAGACCTTGCATGTCATCCTGCTCTTCATGCACACCCATCTTTCTACGGGTGAATTTTTTAGCTGGTACACGGTAAGCTAGCTCTGACTTTGGGCGATCCATACCATCTTGTATAGGCTTAAAGAAAAACGGATAGTTAATACTTATAGGTACTATCTTATCCGTAAACATTTTCTTAGCATCGGCCCCACTTTTAGATAACACTCCAAATCTACTATCACCTGCAAGAGTGGCTAAGTTAACGGTTTCAGCTGAACTCATAAATGAAAAACCAGAACGTCTATTCTTTAAATAACACATCCCATAACATCTCTGATCAGCTTTACACGCTTCCCAAAATATAAAAAACAATCTATTTGCTTCTCTAAAATCTGGAGCACCAACATCAATCTTACTCCATTGCAGATACATATAGTAACTACCAGGTATGTAAGTTGGTACACCGTTATTCATAAACCAAAACCCATTCTCTCTCCTATCAAATTCTTGATCTATATATCCATAATGTGTTTCTTTAAACTCTTTAGGATAATCCGCCCAGTCAAATCTTGTTTTGATTTTCTTGAACACCTCAGGAATGTCGAACTTCCTCCACTTCTGTTCAGACTTCTTATTAGAACAACTAAATACATCCTTAGGTGCTTTAGGTAAAGCTATCTTTAAACCTTGTATGTCTAGTACCTCACCTATTTGTCCAGACTTAGATATAACAACCACGTCCCCTTCCTTATCGTAACCATACTTCCATTTCTTACCTTTGTTAAGTCTATTAACAGTAGTTAGCTTTAGTGGTTCAATTGTTTTATATAGAGATTGTTCGTACATTATTTACTTCTTCCTTCAGCGAAACCTTGGAATTTAGGTTTGCTATCTTTAGGTTTATCTAAATCATTTAATATCCTCTCCTCATCTTCGATCCTAGTGAGTATTTCAAAAGCATCGAATATAGCTAGCTTCTTAGTGGCCGCTGCATTCTTCAGCCTATCTGCAGATATGTCATCGTCAGAATCTACTATAGGTTCTTCAGCTACTTTAATTAGCTCTTCCACTGCTTTCCGCCCAGCTTGGATTATATTCTTCTTCGTCTCCTTCGTGTTCATATTCAATTGTAATAAAATTATTCATAATTCTATACAGTCTCTCGCCATCTATAATAAACTCATATTCACTGTTAGGCTTGAATCCTACCAACTGTGTAGGTAGAAACTCACCATCAGAGTATTTAACTATACCGATTAAAGGTCTTTCTGTTTCTACAGAAAAGTTGTCTGTATTTTTTAAAGGCTTAACGAAAGTATAACCATTAACACATTCCCAGCTCATAGTTTTATACATGTATATCTGATCAGGGCTAGCAAGGTACTCATCCTCTTTTAAAAAACCTCTACTATTCTTCTCTCGCCCCTTAACGTCGTGCCATCTTCTAAATATATTATGGTGTACTACAACTTCTTGACCTTTCTGTAGGTTATGTACATTGTCAATAGGAGTAGAGATAACAATAGCTTTACGATTAATATATCCATGATTAAATATCTCTGTATTTAATATTAAGCTTTTGCCATCATCTACACTTACTGAATTGTTATATCTACCACCTAAAGGTTTTACTACATAATCATATAGAGGATTCATTAGTAGTTTAAATCATATTCAACCGATATAGCCATGTTCTTATTGAAATCCTTCCAAGGAATAACAATGTCTTTCTTCCTGATATAAATAGAGTACTTTTCTTCTTCCTCTAGTATATCACATATCGTATGACCACCGTAAACATCTTGACCAACAGAGTAATGCATTGCATCGTTCTTGTAATCTTTACCTACGGTGATTTTTCTAATCACGTGACTTTCCATCTTCCGCTGGATAGTTAATAGTACCATCGTCTAGATTGACGTCAAAAGTACCGTACGATTCATTAAGATCGTTCTGAATTTTAATAACCTGACCTTGCAGTTGAGAATGTTGGTGAAGCATCTCATGTTTTTGAGATTCTAATTGACCTATTCTAAACTGTGTAGCGTTTATTCTATTGACTACTTCTTGTAATGTTTTTAACTCTTCTTCAGTTACTTTTTCTGCTTTAGGCTTTAAGTCTATGACTTTTTCTCTCGTTGCTTCCATAATAAAATTTAATTTACTTTTTTGTTTTTTCTAGTGAACGTCCTCCGAAGTAGGCTCCTATCACTGTGATTAATACTAATTGTAACAGATCAGTCCACTTTGCTTCCACATTAAAAGCTATAGCTCCAGCATCAATGAATATCATTAACACTGTCGATACAACTAGAAACATAAGAACTAGTGGTCTAACATTCTTTGATAACCAAGAATCAGACTTCATATCAGCCTCCCATCTATTGGTTACTTGCTTTTGTAATTCTAACTCGTGGTTAGATATTAATTCTTTTATCTTCTGCTCAGCGGCTAGCTTTTCTTCCTTAGTTGTAGTCAAGTTGTCTAAAACCCCACCAACATCTTTTATAAGTTTACCAGCTCCGCTTGAAAATACTTTTTGTAATATACCCATTACTCTTTGCTTTTAGCCTTCTTCTCCCAAGGTAATTTATTACTACCCTCTACACACCATTTCCCATTGTACTTTATTTTACCATTTTTTCTAAGGTATTTCTTACCTTGCCATAAAACATGGTTGTCAGTGTAAGACAATTTACCGCTATCCATATCCTTCACGTGTTGCTTCTCATGCCTAACCACTTTTTTATACATAGGTGAGTCTGGATCTAAAGACTTATCGATGTCTATAGTGCCATCTTTATTAGCCCTTCCTAATATACCATCTAGATCTTTCCTATGTATGGGGGTTTTCTTAAATGGATTTCTACCTTGTTTATATGCCATTATCTTTCTTTATCTTTAATCATATCGTCTATAGACTTGTTCATGACTTTATCTGTATATGATTTGTTTTTATAATAAGGGTTTTTTATTGATATAGGTATATCTTCTTCACCTAGCAAAATTCTATATATTCTACTAATCATATGATTACACTTAAACGATGTTTTGTAAACAGCATATTTCATTGTTGTGCGATTTCTCTCTCTCCACACGTCTATCCAACCGTCTCTCCTCAATCTCTCCCATCTATGTTTATCCCAAGAGTAAGAATACATACCGTTTATAAATTCGTCACGTGTAAACCTGTTTAGACAGTTTAAGTATATCAATAACTCTAGGTCAGCATCATTTATCTTATTAGCTTTACATATCCATTTCCTAACTATCCTGTAATACTTGAATAGTTGTATCTGCTTTATGTCATCAGCTGTTATCCTCATCTACTAAAACTACATCTCTTAATCTAATAACTCTATACATCACACTATCATAATCTATATCGTGGCCAGCGTGCTTATCGTACATCACAACCGTATTGACTTTTATGATGTCCGCTAAGTTACCAACAGATACTACCCTAGCTTTCTTATACCTATTATCTGTATCTGTGTCGTCAGTAAGTAAAAGACCACCCGAAGTAGTCTTCTGCTCTTTTATTCTTTCTACAACTATATAATCATTAACTGCCTTCATTTACTCTTACATTTGAGATTACACAATCAGCTGACATTATTGTGAGCGCTACACTAACGGCATTCTTCAATGCTGTTTTAGTTACTAACACTGGATCTATAATACCTGCTTTAACCATATCTACAGGTAAACCGCTTACAACGTCGATACCTCTTCCTAAGTCTTGAGTGTTAATCATGTCTTCATAACCAGCATTGGATAATATAGTTTCGTAAGGAGCTCGGCACGCTAGAAGAAGTACATCTCCGGCTTGTCCGGAGAGAATTTTTTCTGAAGCGTTTAATAACGCAACGCCTCCACCTGGTACTATACCTTCTTTCAGAGCGGCTTTAGTAGCATATATAGCATCCTCAACTCTATCTTTCTTTTCTTTAAGTTCAATTTTAGAGTCAGCACCAACTTTAACGACACCAACACTACCTGATAAAGTAGCTAACCTCTGCTCAAGCTTCTTCTTTAAAAAATCGTTACCCTCTTCAGCTATCATAGCCTTAACTTCTACTATCCTTTCTAATACATCGTTAGTAGTAGCGTCCATAGTTATTGTAGTATTTCTATCATCAGTAACAGCGAAATCAACTTCACCTAAATGTTCAGGTGTAATTAGATCTAAGTCATCTCCTAGCTCCTCGTTTATCACGGTAGAACCAGTCAGTATGGATAAATCCTCTATTGCATCCATTCGTGTAGGACCAAAACCTGGTGGATCGACGATGTTTACCTTGATATTACCCTTAACCTTATTCATCAATAACGCTGATTTGACTTGTTGAGCAACTGGTGCTACAATAAGCAAAGCTCTACCTTGCTTTATAACATGTTCTAATACTCCTTGTATTTTACGTATGTTAGGTATTTCAGAAGAAACCGTTAACACATAAGGGTTATCTAGCTCGCATATATGTTTCTCCGTATTAGTAATGAAATGTGGGGAGGTTAAACCACAATCTATCTGCGCTCCATCAACTACTTCTACGTAAGTATCTTCAGTAGGGCTTTCCTCCAGTAAAACTACACCGTGTTTGCCTACTTTCTCGTATGCTTCAGCGATAATTGCACCTAATTCCTCGTCATTGTTACAGGAAATAGCAGCGACAGATTTAAGCATATCTCCCTCCACTTCTATAGCTGTTGAATCTAGGTACTCAATAACCTCAGCAAGGCATTGATTAACTCCATCTTTAATTTCTCTGATTGAAACGCCTGCAGCGACGGCAAAACGTATAGAATTTATAAGAGCTTCCACTAAAACTGTAGCGGTGGTTGTTCCATCACCAGCTTCTTTTACAGTATTACGAGCAGCTTCTTTAACTAGGGTTGCACCCATGTTCTCGACCGGATCAAATAAGACTACGCTTTCCGCAACGGTTACACCATCTTTTGTTATGACCGGTTTGCCTCGTCCATCTTCGTAAATAACGCACTTTCCCGATGCGCCTAATGTGGACTTAACGGCTCGTGCTAGCTTATTAACGCCAGCAATTACTCTATTCTCAGCTTCCTCGCCAAAGTTTAGATCTTTGACCAGTTCACTGGGTAAATTGTACTCCATAATGTATTGAATTGAATTTAATTAAATTGTATAATGCTTAAGAATCGAAGGTTTTTACTACTTTTGGTCCGTTAAGGAACTCCAGTTTTTTACCAAAATGTTCGACACTGCCATCGATAGCAGCCTCAGCTCCATCGAGAGTCTCTCTACGCGTGATGTCAACCCATTTCTCTGCGTCGTTTGGGTTGTTAACTTCTGTTTGGTAGTACCCATTTGGTAGTTGTGTTATTCTCCAGTTCTTTTTATCAGCTAAGTGCTTCCACTCTTTGATTTTATCGTCTGATACTTGAGGTTGTCCAGTATTTATGGTACTGGTTTTGTAGTAATAATAGGTCATTTGTTTGATTTTTGGTTTATAATTGATTTATTTGCGTTACTTGTATTTATTTTTCTTAATCATTGGTGATCCAGCACCAGAGTATCTATCGTCAACCCTTGTTTTATCGCTAGCAGCGGTATAATTCCCCATGTATTTAGATGTATCACCTAGCATAGCGTCGTATTTCGAGGAATCATACTTAGGTTTAGACTTAGCTTTTGCTTTAGGTTTTGCTTTAGGTTTTGCTTTAGCCTTAGGCTTAGGCTTAGGCGTAGATTGTACCTTACGTTTAACCTCCATTTTTGGAGACTCACTACCAACGCTCTTAACTTTCTTTGAATCTAGACTTATCTTTTTATCATCTTTCTTCTCGTCTCTAAGAGCTCTTTTACGGCGGTTTTCATCACGTTTAGCTATAATCTCTTCTTCAGTAAACCTCTTCTTGCTAGGCTTATTCTTACCTTTAATTATACCTGATAGTTTAGACCCACCCGGTTTGGAGCCATAACTAGCTTTACTTCTTCTACCTTTAGTACCGTAAGTACCTCTACTCTTATTGAATCTAGGTCTCTTCGCTAGAGGTGAATCCTCAGAACCATTAGTCCCTTCACCGAAATTTATTGGGGTTTGTTTATATGCCATGACTTTGTTTTGGTTATGCTTTGTTAACGTCTGACTTCACAACTCCTCTACTGTCTTCTCTAGAGTTATATGCTACAGCCTTTCTTCTTAGCTGGCTAATTATTTTTCTTCTTCTTTTGTCTTGCAGCTTTCTTAGCTCTTGCTTTAGCACCAGCATAATTAAGTCTTTTCTCTAACTTACTAGTACCAGCTTGCGAAGCTATAGCTTTTTTCTTAGCTCTACGCTTATCTTGGCGTTTTATTTTACCAGTAGCTTCCATTTTAGTAGGTTTCACAGCAGCTTTCTCAGGAGCTTTTACGCTCACAGGTTTGCTAGCTACACCTGGTTTAGAAACTTTACTTGATGTCTGCTCTTTCTTAGTACCAAAACTTTTAGCTTTAGCTGTAGGTTGAGTTGTACCGTATTTATTCTCATTATATCTTTCAGCAGCAGATTTAAAGGACTCGAAAGTTTTATATTTACTCTTGTCAGCATCTTTATAAGCTTCCTTATAAGACTTTTTCATCGGTGACTCACCATGGTTACCAGAGTAACCTTTCATTTTAAAAGCCATAGTTATATTTTTAGATTAATTCAATGTCTTAACAGTATAATCACATTGTTATAGAATTATTTACAGTGTGACATTAGCTAGTTACTATTACCTTATATAGGCTATTGTCATAGTTTCCCGTATTGTAAATATTGGGGTTGGGTGTAGCCCCTCTCCTCTCAGCCCACCGCCCCCAATATCAAAGTCAAATCCTTTGACCCAGCCCCGTCTCATCAATCCCGATCCGAACCCGTCCATCCAATCCGTCCCATACCCCCTACCCTACCCTACCCATACCCCACCCCTTACCCATCTCCCTCTTCCAGCTATCTAATTCTATCCATCCATCTATCTATCCCAACCATCCAATCCACATCCCCGTCCATATCCACGTCCACAACCACATCTACATCCTCATCCATACCCTTATCCATATCCACATCCTTATCTCTACCCAATCTCTGTCCGTATCCCTATCCTTGTCCTTATCTATACCCTGTCCATACCTCATCCATATCCATATCTATCCTCATCCCCATCCTACGACCCATCCCCATCCTGACCTCCTCCCTGCCCCAATCCTATCCCTTTCCCCAACCATCCACATCCATATCTACGTCCTCATCTATGTCCCTATCCATCCTCCCACTGTCCTCCCTCCCTCTTCTCTACCCATCTACCTCTGCTCTTGAGCCAATTACAATTCTTATTCGGCTCAAATATACCCACTTTCTGAGCCGATTAATAAATCTATTACCTCTTACGTATTATTTATACAAAGTTAATACGAAGTTAAATGGATAATATATATGTAAATCAATTAAACTATTAAACTTTAAATTCTAATTATTATGCTTAAATCAAATTCAATTACTACTAAAAGATTCGTTATTCGTCAATCATTAATCGGCACTAACACTATCATTACATTCAAAACTAAGAAAGGCGATACAGTGTCATACAATCATGACAAAGTATATAATACTCACAAGTCTCGCTTCGATGCTATGAATTGTTTCGCTAAGTACAAATCGTATACTAATTCAAATAACATTCCAGCATTCTGCCGTGACTTAGCAATACAAAGTTAATACTATAGCAGTTGGATAATATACATGTAAACAAACTAAATAAACTAAATAAACTATTATGATTAAGACTATTACTTTCCAAGTTGATGATAACAATGACATCTATGAAATTACTATCAATGGTATTACATATGACCTAGATACCATCTATGATAGTCCATATGGAAAGCTCTTTGATGAATTAAACCTTGCAATTGATATAAACTAAATTAAACTATTACTATGAGAAAGATCTTATCTTACTTACCATTCGCTTCAGTACTATGTACTAATATCAGCTTACTATTCATGTTCGCTATAACTGGACAGCTAGGTTATCTGTCGCTACTAGTCGCAGCTGTTTTCGCCTTAGTTAATTCATTAAAACTAATTATAGAATAACATGCGAATAGATACTATCAACGATTGGACAATGGAAAACCTTACTAATGCCCAAGCTGCACTTACTAAGGTCTTTACCGACGAATTCTACTACAACCACGATCTAGCTATGCAAGCTAAGGAAATGGCGGATACTATGCAGGTAGCAATAGATCTTCTTGCTAAGGCGGAAAAACTGTGACATTTGCCTGTTACTATACCTAATCTAACTACCTATTGTCACACTTTTCTACTATGACAACTTGACATGACAGGTAGACAATTTGACATGACAAAACTTCATGACAATATTTCATGACATACTGACATGGTGGAATACCACGAAACTATTTTTTACTACTTAATAAATAATCCACTTTATTACAAAGTTATTACGACTTGATTTGGATAATATATACGTAACTAAAATAAATATAACAACTTAAAAATTAAACAACATGTCTACTATTATTAAAACTAACAATTCAACTAAAATTATAACTATTAATAACAATAAATATATTCCATTTCAACTTCATCAATTACCAAAAAATTATCAAGAAATCGAATTATCAAGTCAATTCAAACTAAACGGTTTAATATATATTAATATAAATTCTTTAAAAAATCGTTTTAAAACTACTAAACAATTACTAAAAAATTATAATTCAACATTAACTTCAAATAAAAATATTTCTTATACTAAATCAAGATAATATTTACAAAATAAATACGACTAAAGTTGGATAATATATACGAAATTAAACTTTAAATAAAACTTAAAATTATGACTAATAAAAAATTAAAACTTGTCAAAAAACTTATAAACGAATTATACTTTGACGAATTAAATAACAAGTCAAACGACTTTGATAAAGTATTCGAAACTATAACTGACGACTTAAAATTCATACTTAAAAATAAAATATAATTATTATGACTAAAGAAAATAAAAACTATATCTGTTGTCGAATACAACGAAATACTATGAAGAATCTTGGTGACGCACTCACGGCACTATCAGAAGTGTGGACTGACGAGTTATATTATAACGTAGAATTAGCGAACGCTTGTCACGAGTTAAGAATGAAGATAACTCCTATGATACACGAGTGTCACGAAGAATTAAATCGATTCAAGTCAATACTCGACGATTAATACAAAATAAATACGATTACTATTGGATAATATATATGTAACGAAACGAAATAAACAACTAAAATAAATTTTAAACTTAAACTAAATTAAATTACTATGTCAAATTTACTTAAATCAAAAAGATTCGTCGTAAGACAATCACTAATCGGAAAAAATACTAATGTTGAAGTATCTTTCAAAAACGGAAAAACGATAACTTATTCGCACGATAAAGCGTATGAGATTATGAAAACAGCTCTTGAAGCGATGAATTGCTGGGAAAAATACAAGTCGTATACTGCGACTAATAATATTCCGAAAGTTCTTCGAGAAACTGAAGCAGTTATCTCTTCTGAACAAACTGAAGTTGAAACTACTGACGAAGTAGTTGAAACAACAGAAGTTGAAGAAACTGAAACTGTAACTCCAGAAGTTGCATTCTAAACTACGAAGTATGAGTAGCCCAGTTAGTTCCACTTGTTTACTGGTAAAATCAAATATGAACAAGTCACACGAAAGTGTATTGGTTACCTAAATATAAATTATAGAGGTATTCATGTTAGCGAGAGAAATCTTACGCTGCAGGTGAGCAGGAAGTTAACATAGTGGTTCGATTCCACTGCTTTCACTAGAAATTATTAACAATTAAATTAAGAAATTATGCAAATACACTGCAAAGTATGTGGCAAAGATGTCACTATGGAAACTGAGTTCGAAACTCGTCGACCATACAGAATAATAAATAACCATAAATGTGAAGTTAAATTAGCTCGAGCTAAAGCAAGAGCATTAGAAATGGGAATGATACTATGAGAAAATCGTTATTAACTATAGCAATTTTCGCTACAGTTAGCGGATTTGCTCAAGAAAAACCAAAGTGTAGTGGTACAACTAAAGCTGGAAATCAGTGTAAAATAGTTGTGTGGAAAGAATCTTCACTATGTTGGAGACATAATCCTAACTACGTTAAAGAAGTTATCACTCAGTCAACTACTTGTACGAGTAAAACTAAAACAGGTTTACCTTGCAAAATAAAAACTAGACACGAGAGCGGTATTTGTTATCACCACAGAGATTAATATTTAAAATAAAACTATGAGAGGATTATTAGAAAATAAGAAAATCATGTTCCGTTACAGAGGAACAGGTAAATTCGCAGTAGCGAAAAAACGTCGTCAAGACGAAGCTATTGCTAGAAACGAAGGTTACCAGAAAATGGTAAGTACTAAAGCTGGTATCAGCGAGTATATTGCTAACACCAAGAATATTGGTAAAAAGCAGTTAGCTAAGTTGCAGTCTTTACTTAAAACTCGTAAGTAATGGACTACAACGAGTTAAAAGAAGTTATGGTAGATTTAATCGAAGCTGACGAAGTGTCAAAAACTCAGTTAAATTACATGCTGGAATTTATTCAAGGTAATGGTTATACAAACCAAATACGACGACTTATGGATAATATAGATGAACGTTAAATAAATAAATAACTATGACTAAAAAAATATTAAAAGACTACATGAAGTGTCACGAGATACAATTCATAGAGACTAACGAGAACTTTTTGGTATGTCCAAACACTTCGTTACAACAAGAATATTTAGAGCGATGGAGTAATGAGTGGGATAGCGGACAATGTCATTTACCATTCGATAGAGAAACTGGTAAAAACTACCTTGGAACTACTTGCTACATATTAATAATTGATAAAGTACAATTTTAAACATGAAAATAATAAGAACAGTAAAAGAAGATAGTTGTATTTACATGCTTGAAGAGTTCGCAGGCACAACAATATCAACTAAATGGAGACCATATACTGTAGGTGATTTACCAAGTCGCTTCGGTTGTATTGATGATGGTTCAGATAAAGGTGGATTATACGAATGGTTTAACTATAAAGGATATACTTATGTTAGAGACGAAAGATAGAAAGTTTACTCACGACCAAGTTATTGAAGTTGGAGGTGAATACCTAAGATGCAAAGAAACTGGTCAGTGGGTTAGTGAAAATAACGTAGAAAACTACGAAGTAGAAATGTTAAATATACAAATACAGCAATATTATGAGCGAGAACAAGATAAACACTATTAACTGCGAAGACGAATTCGGAAGTGAAAAGCGAGTTCGTACGATCAAGAAATGTGAAACTAATAGATTATTAGAAGTACTTGAGTCACAGTTGAAACACCATGATTGGTTTTACGAGTATTCTGATGACGCTAGATATTATAACTCAGGTTTACGTGAATTTACTCAGATATGGCAAACTATTGAGAAATTACAAGAGCTCGGTGAGAACGAATTTGACCAAGCTATATCTCTATACAAGCAGCATAAACCAGTAGTAAATACACCACATGAGCGAGTTATTACAAAATAAATACGATTACTCGTGGATAATATAATAAACGATACGATATGAAATGTAGATGCTCAGCAGAAATACCGCAAGGTAGATTAAATCTTGGCTACAAGACATGTATTAACTGTTCGACAACAGCTAGATATGCCTGTGTACCAATCACAAACCACAAAACCGGTAATACAATACAGCTTGTCAGCCAAGACACTGCTGATGCTATTTACAAAGCAAGTCGTCGTAAAGGTTACGGCACTTGTTTACGATAATATTCTTGCTGAAACAGCGTTTTAACAGGAGAATAAGGCTAAAACACTCGCAGGTCTGGAACCACGCCGCTATATTCTAGTAAGCTAGATAAGTATAGTGGAACTAAGTGCAACTAGGAACCACGAAATTTCCGCTGGAGATGGAGTTACTGACGAGTAACATAGCCGATTTGCCCGAGTAGCTCAACTGGATAGAGCAACGCCCTTCTAAGGCGTAGGTTATGAGTTCGAATCTCATCTCGGGTACTAAAAATTAAAGATTATGAATAAACTAAACGAGTTAGCAAAAGAAATGTTTGCAGAATTTGGTTTCTGGACGTGTTCTACTGCTGAACAAGAAGAAATAGTTAAAGTTATAAAGAATGACTTACTATGGACTATTGAGGAGTTTGAGTTGGGAGGAGTAACTTCTTTTGACTGTATACAACAAATCAAAGAAAAAGTTAAAGAATTATGAATGAAAATTGGCAAGTAGTTTGTTACTCAAAAGAATCAGATTGGGAACAAGTGGTACGAAGAAACTTATCAGAGGAGAACGCTTATGAAATATTAGCAGAAATGAACTCTCAAGAAGCAAATGGTTACCAAGGTTTCTATGTGAATAGATGTACAAACTAAATACGAACGCTCATGGATAATATCTATGAACAAATTAATTAAAACTATGTATATAACAGTATTAGACTTCGAAGAAGGACGAGTACATCAGTATGATATTACTACTAATGATACTCACCCTAATAGCAATAGAATAGATTGGCCAGATGCAGAAGCAATTGAAGACTTTCTAATCGGTGAAGGTCATCGTTTAGGTAATCTAGAGTGGATGTCACACTCGGATGGTGAAATAATAACAGATAAAGCAGAGATATGAGTAACAGATATTTAGATGAAGCTGGTGAAATAACTAGCAAGCAAATCGACACAACTATAAAAGATCGTACTGATGCACTTGGTTTCTTTAAACTAATGGGTATCAAAGAGATAACTACTGCTCGTCAGAAGAAAAACGGTACAACAGTTTATGAGTTACCTATTCGTAAATTAAGCTATACAGGTAATTCTTATGCTTACAGATACGCTATTTATGACTCAGGTTACATACGAGATGTCAGTGAACACTGTAGTTCTCCGTGGTATATTAACAAAAGATACGAGACTAAAAGTAAATACTGGAATAGTTACTATAAAGAGTACTACACCTATACAGGTAGTAAACCAGTATTTATAGATAATCTTGGTGACCAACTTGTTTACTTAGCTAATTATATACTTAAAAACCGCTATGGTAGTAAGTTATATAGCTGTTGTGACTGGAATGTTGAGCAGATTAGAGAGCAACGTGAGTTCATGCACAATGCTAAGTGGGAGGGTAATACGGTTACTATATCACGTGATGAGTATAACGAGTTGAGAAAAGCAAAACCGTTAGCTTTTACTGGAAACACAGTAAATATACCCACTAGTGAGTATGAAGCTATGTGTGCTAAGATTGACGCTGACGAGTTAGAAAAAATATCCGGTGGGGCACAAGACAAAGTAGAGGTATTTATTAATGGACATAGATATAATTTATCATGAAATTAGAAGCAGAACACATAGAAGCAATAGCAAGTTACATGGCAGATGACTTAGAAGATCACTTAGATATAGTATTCTGGGATGGTATAGCTCGTGTATTAGACGAGTTTAACATAGAATATGACGATATAGGTGAAATTTCTGACGAAGACTGTGACGCTATTGTAAACGAAACAAGATTAATGTTTGCACCTAAAAACGATTCACTATGAAATTAACAGAAAAAGAGCTAGAAAGCGTTAAATGTACACTAATAGATGAGACATCTGACTTTATATTAGCTAGAGTATGCGATGCAATGGTTGATAAACTAGTAGATGCAGGTAAATTATCTGAAGATGTTAGTGGTCACAACTTAGATATTGAGCAAATAGATGAGATAGTATGTAGTGTATTTAAAGGACTTTATTATGAAAAAGAGAAAACTGAACAGTAGAAACCCAAAGTATAGACCAAAAACCACTAAAGTAGTGGAAAATAAGCGTCACGAGCTGATTTGTACAACAAAAAATGTGAAAGTATATGCTACTTTTACAAACTAAATACGAACACTCATGGATAATATATTAAATTAACAACAAATGAACAGAGAAAATTTAGAAACTAGAATTAAAGAACTTGGAGTTCTTATCGAAGAGGCAAGCGGAAACGTTAAAAAATTAGTTGATGAGCAAAATACTTTGACTCAAGACTTAGAGGATTTAGATAAACCTAAGTTAACTGAAGATCAGTGGGATAAAGTAGACAACGCAGTTACAATGGCTTGTGAAGCTTTTGATGTAGACATAGACGACTGTGAGTATGAGCTTGAACTTGATTACGATAATAGAATACAAATTAACCACTTCGATTGGAGTAGACAACAAGAAGATCTAGCTAACCACATCATGGAAAGACTCGGCGAGATGTTCGGTACAGTTAAAAACGAAGAATAACTGTCGCTTTAAACACTCAGGGAGGAGATATTAAAGCAGGTTATACGTAAGCAAACTTTAAGGTTCGACTGATTCTGGTCGCTAACGCGGAAATTAGATCCAGATAAGTGAGAAGGAATAAGGCTTACTTGTCAACTCATTAGGTTATGGGGAGTAATTCCCCGTGTAAAATTATGAAGCCTCTTTGAACGAGTTGACACCCAGCTAGGTGATGGTCACAGGAAACACGGTTGCGCTCGTGTTGAAAACAATGAGGTTCGATTCCTCACTAGCTACTAAATTACAAATATGAGAAGATTAATTTACGATATGTACTACGCTGAAGAGATTTCTTCTGACGCTTGCATAAAATTAATAGAAAAATTAGAACAAGTTTCTGAAAAGAGACGTAAAAAAAGAGGAAGATACTAATGGCAGATATAACATTTGAAGAGATGAACGAAGCAATCAGAGAAGAGATTTATACTGATGTAATACAAGAGTTTGAATACTTGAATAGCTATATTCTCAATGATACTGAAAAGCAAAATATTATATCAGATATAGTTGATTGCATTCTCAGAGAAAGACAGAGCCAACCTCCGTGTGAGTGTGCTGCATATGGTGGCACAAACTAAATACGATTAGTGTTGGATAATATTGTAAACAAATTAAATTAAACTATATGGAGAACTTATGGAAACGACTGAAACCAGCAGTTAAGACGAAAATTCTGGCAGAAAAAGATGAATATCCTTACTTAGTTAATGATGTTAAGACTCAATTAGAAAATAATAAATTCTGGACTGACTTGCCTATTGGTACAGCTAGACAAGTTGTTAATTTTTCACACGATAGTGTGTTTGAGATTACAATGACTGACTTTATGTGGGGTGATTTATTCATTAAAAAAGCTTAATTATGACAAAAATTAAAGAACAAACAGTACCTAAATGGTTTGAAGGTGAGGTTTATGACGAAGGTGCAGTAGTCCAAAACCGATTTAGTGGCGAAGAATATGAACTTAATGCACTTGAATTATCTATTTATGATATGATAATGGGTGCACAAATGTTTATCGAGATGAGATATAACGGTGATATGCTTGATCCTCGCACTGCAGACATGCAAAAAGATATGCGTAAAGGTTTGGATTGGTTCCGAACTCACAACGCTTCAGCTTACATGGTTCTGCTAGATTAATGGATTGGCAAGTGTATGTTCATTTTGGCATACTAGTATTGTGTGCATTTGAAACTAGAAAACAGACTAAATACAAAGAATAATGACAACAAACGAAATTGAAAAGCAATTAAAACGCAAAGCAGAACAGCAAATACGTGAACATGTTAAAGTTATCGTTGATAATATGGCTGAATTTGCTAGAGAACATACTAATATTAACCGTAGTGGTTTGCGATGGTATAGTAATCGTGCAAAACCAGAACCTAGGTTCAACGGTGATGATGAACGACTAGATCCATTTAACCATTTTGATTGGAATGAGTTAGCTCAATTAATGAGAAGAAATATGGAAGAAACCTTGTTAGAAACTATGGTTGAAAAGAAAACAAAAGAATTATTAAATAAAATGGACTTATTCGAATGAAAGCATTTGCAATACATGAGTATATTGTCAACGAGCTAGGTAAACAACCTAGACATAATGTATATTCTTTAGCTAGTGCTATAACGGATATAGCTGAAGAACAAGATTTAAACGAAGACAAGTTAATGAGATTACTTCTAGCTAATGAACCTATGGGTGTGTCGCACAGCTACGGGTTTCATACTAGATGGGGTAGATTTATTATTGAAGAAACACAAAACAGATATTATGAGTATGAAGGAGAAATTTAGAGAATACGGATTCTATGCAGCTTGTACTGCTTATGTAGCACTTATAGGTAGTGTAGTAGTTAGTGCGATTTATATGCTTATGACTTATGGCAACTAGAGCTATAGTAAGGTTCGCTACTCGCGAATCAGGTGTATCATTCAGTGAGCACCCGGATAAATGGCATGCGCAATTATTTTGTAGATTAGACGGTCACCCTGAATCATTAGGTGTAGATATTGCTAATTCTATAGCTAACAGATGTTTTATACCACATAATTTAGAGATAGATAGTTTAGATACTAAACGCGGTGATCTAGATTATGTTTACTATGTATGGCAACATTTTGATAAATCTACATGGATTAGCATATTCGAAGCTACCGAAGCTTATTGTCCAACCTGTGGACACCGAGACCCAGATGGTGAAGAACGTATGTATGAGTGTATATTTGTAGGTGAACCTTATGATTTACAAAAGAAATTTAGAGATAACAAACCAAGAGATTTTGATGGTAACTGGAATGGTGATAAAATCACTTGTGTAGATGTAGAAGGCACAAACTAAATACGAACGCTAAAGGATAATATATGTATGACAAAAAACGAAATACAAAAATTAGGAATCAGTATTGCTGAAGAGTTAATCAAACTAGGTAGAGAATCAGGTGGTATAACTTACATAACTGAAGATGATCTTGATCATGCAGTTGGTGAGTTAGCTAGATGCATGACTCTACTTAACTTATACGAAGAGCGCGAAGAATACGAAAAATGTGCAATTATGAAAATACAAATTAAAAGATTGAAAGAACAAATAGGTGCAGAAGGAGGATTAGATGATGAGGTATAAACCAATGCTGGCACACCCTGTCAGCGACCGACCAGTTGACTACGATAATGGTCCTGTATTTATACAACCTAAGCTTGACGGCGTGCGTTGTCTAATACAGTATGACAATAGCAAGGTAACAGCGTACTCACGTACAGGTAAAGAATGGAAAAACATTGACCATATATTGTTCAATCTAAAACCATTCTTTCAACTAAATCCTGACGTAGTACTCGACGGCGAGTTATATAATCACGATCTAAAAGATGATTTTGAGAAGATTATCTCTTGCGTTCGTAAAACTAAACCTACAGATGAGCATAGAGCTGAGTCTGAACGACTAGTACAGTTTCACTGCTACGACATTATAAAACCTAGCCCACGTGGTATGAGTTTTAGTGTACGTGATGAATGGATACAGTTAAATGTACCACTAAACTTTTGTGTAAAACATGTGGATTCTATCCCTGTACGTAGTGATGATGATGCTCTATGGCAGAATAGTAGAAGCTTAAAAGCGGGTTACGAAGGTTCTATACTTAGAACTAATGATATTTATCAACACAAACGTTCACACAACTTACGCAAGTTCAAGCAGTTTCACGACGCTGAAGCTAAGATAATTGGCTGGGTTGCAGGTAAAGGTAAACGTACAGGTACTATTGGTAAGTTTATGGCAATGGACACTGATGGCGTAGAGTTCGGTATGCCTGTTATGGATAAGCAGAAATACCTAGAAGAAAACTTCGAAAAGATGCAAGGATGGGTAGGTAAGATTGCTACGTTCAAATACTTCGAGCGTACAAAAGCTGGTAGTTACCGTCATCCTTTATTCAAATGTATACGCGACTACGAATAGTATGAATATATTTTACTTAGATGAAGATCCTAAAAAAGCAGCTAAGCTACAATACAATAAACATGTAGTGAAGATGATACTAGAATCTGCCCAAATGTTGTGTACTGCACACCATCATTATGACAATGGTGACAAAGTACCATACAAGAAAGCGCACTATAATCATCCTTCTACTATATGGGTACGTGAAAACGCTTACAATTATATGTGGCTTTACAGGCATATGCTAGCACTAGGTGATGAATATACTAGAAGGTATGGTAAACAGCATTTAACTATCACTAAATGTTATGATCCGCTGTTTAGATTACCGCCTGGTATACCTATACCTGACCCGTTAACTCACACACAACCTCCGCAGGCTATGCCTGATGAGTACAAGAATAAGTGTAGCGTTCAAGCTTACTGGAATTATTATATTGGCGACAAAAGCCATATAGCTAATACTAAAACAGAAAAAATATATGAAGAAAGACCTAAAACAACGTATTGAGGACTTTAACCGAATTAAATACACCAAAGATGATTCCAAAAGAATCATTATTGCAACATTAAATGCCGAGGGGACTGTGACAACAGCCCCTATATATAAAGAATAACAGGCTTATGTCACAAACCACACGGAATTTAGATTACTTACATCGTCGTAGAATAGTATACCGACGTGACCCAATAGAACCACCTGATTATGAAAATAGTCAGTACATGTTCTTTGAAAACGGTACATACCAAGCTTACGATTTATTTAAAGGTAATGCTAAAATAAATACTTATAAAAGTCTTAAATGGCATTTACTAGTATTGTGGTATTTAAACCCAAAGCTAAACCCAGATGAGTTTAATAACTTAGCAGAGTTTATCGTAGATAAAGATAATGGCTTTACTACATTTAATATATCTAGTACAGGTTTAGAAAGGATTATACATGATGTATACATGTCTGATCTTGATCGACCACCTACAAATAGATTACGTAAAGTTGTATTTAAAATGAGTAACGGGCTTGAGAAACATGAAAAGTTAAGCATCGTGGGTAAATTAATAGGTAGATCAAAACGGATCCATTCTGATGACATTTATCAATGCATGATAGATATGAACGATATGGGAAAAAAGATCACGATACGACGTCTAGCAGGCTTATTAGACTGTTCAGCACGAACAATACATCGCAACATGTGTAATGAATTGAAACGTGAAAAAGAATTATTAAATAGAAAAATATGAAAAAATATAATGTACAGAATTATATTAGGTATAAAGAAGATGTAAAAGAAAGTATATCTAGGATAGAAGGTAAGTTCTGGAATGAATATACTAGAGAGGAATTAATAATAAAATTCTTACCACTAGTAGAAAATCTAGCTAGGAAATTTTCAACTTCTCAACAAGCATCTGGTGTAATGACAATTAATGATCTAATACAAGAAGGTAGTGCAGGCTTGATAGCAGCGGTAGATAAGATAGTATGGCCAAATATTACTGAATCAGAAGATCCTGAGAAAACTATTAAGTCTTTTTTCTCTAAACGCATACGTGGAGCAATACGTAGACGTATAGACATTAATAGAGGTAACATGCGTATACCTGAACATAAGCTGAATGAGATACGTAAAGATTTTGGTGAAGATAAAAAAGCTGTAGAGATGTTTTTTAATTCTGTATTTCTTAGTTTAGACACTCCATTTAATGAAGATGGTTCAACCTATGATGTTCCAGACGAGTCTAAAGAATACAACTTAGACCTACTTGGTGCGTACATTAAAAGTTTAATGAATCAGTACTTAAACCACAAAGAATTTCAAGTGTTAAGACTGTCATTCGGTCTTGATTGTAAAAAACACTCAGCGAAAGAAATAGCATCTATTCTAGGTATGAAAGGTAATAGTTCTTATGTACGTGTTTCACAGTTAAAAAAGCAAGCAATAGGAAAATTAATAGACAACGTTCCTTACTCGCAAGTAGTTGATTATCTGTAGTTTAAGCGTGAAATAAATGTTAAATTTGTGTATCTATCTGTAATTATATAGGTACCGATAAACCAATATACCAATGGCAGAATTAACGAAAACATTAGCGGTCATTCAGACTGAGCTAAAGGCAAAAAAGTCTTCTTATAACGCCTTCGGAAAATACTATTTCCGTAAAGCAGAAGATATTCTTGAAGCGGCAAAACCGTTTCTAACAAAGCACAATGTATACGTCAAGGTTGATGAATCAATCATTAGCGTTGACCCTGTACCAATGATGCAATCCACCGCCACTATTTCTAACGGCAAAGAATCCATCACAGCAACAGCGATTGTAGGTGTAGACCTTAATCAAAAAGGTATGCAGACCTCACAACAGTTCGGTGCAGCTTCTACTTATGGTAAGAAGTACGCGCTAGGTAATCTATTTCTTATTGATGACACTGAAGATGCAGACGCTACCAACAATCATGGTAAGACTACAGCTCCTGAGGTTACTAAGAAAAAGATAACTGCTGCTCAAATGAAAAAAGCCAAAGACTTTGTTAGTGGTGGTGGGGACATCAAGGCTATATTAGCTAAGTATACAATGTCACCAGCAGAATTAACTGAACTAAAGAAACTAGTTAAATAGTATGAAGGAAATACTCGAGAAATTAAGAGTAGATGAACATTATTACGGTGAATACGGTAACCAGTTCTTAAGTAACTCTAATATTAGTACATTACTTAAGGACCCAGCTAAGCTACGCGATAAGAGGGCTCAAACCCCAGCGTTTTTAGTTGGAGGTTACTTTCACACCGCAATACTTGAGCCTGAAAAGCTTAAATCTTTTAGAATAGTTGAAGCATCAACTAGGAATACGAAGGTATATAAAGAATTGTCTGGAGGTGAAATGTGTTTGTTACAAAGTGAAGTTGATAAGATCGAACTCATGACTCAAGCAATGATGGATAATGATGTATGTAGAGACCTTATAAAACCTGTATTAGCAGAAGTAGAATATGAAGAGCCACGTGTTGGCGAACTATTCGGTAATATGTGGAAGGGTAAAGCAGATGTTATTAACCATGGGGAAGAGCTTGTGATAGATCTTAAAACTACCTCTGATATAGATAAGTTTAGGTGGTCAGCATCTAAATACAACTACGATAGTCAAGCATATATTTATAGTAAGTTATTCGGTTACGAGATGATATTTATAGTCATTGACAAGAATACTAACAGGATAGGTATATATGATTGCTCGCCAGAGTTTTATAAACGAGGTGAGGAGAAAGTTAGGCAGGCTAGTGCTGCATATGATTTGTTCTACAAATCTGAAGACTATGACTTTAAACAGTATCTACATAATGAAACACTTTAATACAAACTAAATACGACTACTAACGGATAATATCAATGATTAAATCAATAATTAATTACTTAAAACCAAAAACCATGGCAAGAAGAAAAATGAAAATGTGTACAATTTCTGGAAGAAAATTTACAGCAAACACTAAAAACTTTTATGTAAATCATAACACTTCTGATGGGTTACATCCATATCATAAAAGCTTCGATAATTTCCGTCGGACTACTGGAGCTACAGTATCGCAAGTTCGACAATTAGTTAACTTAATAAACGGATAAGTATGGCAAGTATTATTAAAACAAGTATCAACTTAAACGAGATACCAAAAGACAAAATCTTTAAAGGTAAGAAAGGGCAGTATCTGCCAATAACAATTACCCTTAACGATGAGGTTGATCAATTCGGTAATCAAGGACCAGTGTGTGTTGAACAGTCTAAAGAAGAACGCGATGCAAAAACGCCTAAAGTTTATTTAGGTAATTGCCGTGTAGTATGGACTAACGGCGATAACGTCGACACAGCACCACGTGATAATGCACCTCAGCAAGCTACCCCACAGCCTGCTACAATGGATGATGACTTACCATTTTAATAAGACTTGATGGAGACAGTAGAGATCAATGGATTTTTGATTGACGAGTTCAATCAACATAGCTTGGAAGAAGGAAAAACGCAGGGGACTTGTCCCCTGTGTTCGTCTTCTAGGAAACCTGAGAATAGGAAAGCTAAATGTGCTTCTTATGATTGGGAACGTGGTCTCGGTACCTGTCATAACTGCGACACTAGTTTTCAGTTACATACATACAAACGTAAAGGTGAATCAACACGTGAATATGTGAAACCAGAAACGGAGGGCTACGTTGTATCAGAAAAGATTACAAAGTGGTTCGATGAACGAGGTATATCTGAGCAAACCCTTATCGATCTTAAAGTTCGTGAAGGTAAAGAGTTCATGCCTCAAACTGGTAAACTTGAAAATGCTATACAGTTTAATTATTATATGGGTATGGATCTCATTAATATTAAGTATAGAGACGGTCGTAAGAATTTTAAGTTATACAAAGGTGCAGAGAAGATATTCTACAATATCAACAGTGTTGTAGGATATGACTGGTGTGTTATCGTTGAGGGTGAGATGGATGTATTAGCATTCCATGAAGCTGGTGTTAAAAATGTAATATCAGTACCAAACGGTGCAACACTTAACAGTAACAATTTAGATTATCTAGATAACTGTATTGATTACTTAGATGGTAAAGAGAAAATTATATTAGCAGTTGACGCAGATGAGCCTGGTCAAGCATTAAAACACGAGTTTATTCGTAGGCTCGGTGCTGAAGTTTGCTACCTAGTAGACTTTGGTAATGTTAAAGATGCTAATGATTTCCTACTACATTATGGTCCAGAAGAACTAAGAAACGTTATTACATATGCGTCTCAAGTTCCTCTTGAAGGTGTATCTACATTACGTGATGTTGAAGGTGAGTTGTTAGACTTTGTTCATAATGGTTTTAAACCTGGCTTTCAAGTTGGTTTAGAAAACTTTGATAAAATATTCTCTACGTATACTTCCCAGTTTATAACTGTAACGGGTATACCATCATCTGGTAAGTCGGACTTTGTAGATCAGATGTGTATAGGTTATAATAAAAACTACGGTTGGAAAACAGCTTATGCGTCTCCTGAGAATAAACCTAACTATTTACATGCGCATAAATTAATGCGTAAGACTTGGGAAGGTATGCCTACGAAAGCTGATGTCGGTACTAGTAAATGGAATCAGGTTACTGATCATGTTAACGACAACTATTTCTTTATAGATATGGATAGGTACACACTAGATGAAGTTTTAACTAAAGGCGGTGAACTAGTTAAACGTAAAGGTATTAAATGCCTTGTTATCGATCCATATAATAAAGTTAGAGATACAAACTGTAAAACAGAAGATGTTAACAGGTACACTATGGAGTATTTAACTAAGATAGAAGTATTTGCTAAGAAGTTTGATGTATTAGTTATTGTAGTAGCTCATCCTACTAAGATGTACAAAGACAAGGACGGTAAGATTGAAGAACCTACTATGTACAATATCAAAGGTGGTGGTGAATGGTACGATGCTAGTTATCATGGACTACTTATTCATAGAGACTATGAAGCTAAGACTGTAAAAGCAAAAGTGCTAAAGGTTAAGTTTCAGAATCTAGGTGAGAATGGTGCTGAAGCACATTTCAACTGGGAACCTAAGTCTGGAAGTTACATACCTTTAGCTACTGATACTATGCAAGACGAGCCAATGCCCTGGGAGAAATAATGTTTAAGAAGAAGAAAGCACCCTCCCGAAAAGCACCATTTTTACACCCATCTAAAGAGCAGTATACTGCTTGGGCTTGGTGTGTAAATAATAATATAAGTATATGTGTATTACCCGACTGGAGTAATTCTGGTAAGTGGTTAGTTGAAATAACCATGAACGAAAAGGTTACGGTAGATCCTAATACTTATAACGGTGTAGAGGCTTTAACTAAGATGTACGAATACTGTAAATACTATAAAGACAAATATGAAAATACACTTTGAAAATGCAAATGAAGCTTACGAATACTACCATGATCGTATATTACAACATGGCATATCATTTGGTGATACAAAAGCCCTATTCAATATAGGGTTTTATTTAACGAACCCATCCCTAAGGCAGATAACAAACCCTGAGCGTAAATGGAGTTTTGATTACGCTGAAGCTGAATGGCAATGGTATTTATCTGGCGACCCCAATATAAGCAAGTTAGGTGAGATATATGGTAAAGTACCAGCTATATGGGAACGTATGGCAGATCAAAATGGTTATGTTAACTCTAACTATGGTCATCAGTGGATGCGTCATGCACAGCTTGGTAATGTTATTAATATTCTTAGAGACAAGATGGAAACAAGACAAGCTGCTATAAGTATATACGATGGTAAAGAGATACATAAATACGAGAATGACACACCATGTACATATGCAATACAGTTCACTATAATTGGTGGTAAGCTATGTATGTCAGTATATATGCGATCTAACGATTTGTGGTATGGCTTTTGTAATGATCAATACCAGTTTTCGCAACTACAAGAGTTGGTTGCATCAATGCTAGGTATTGAGATAGGTTGGTACTATCACCATGCGCACAACTTACATTTATATAACGATAAGATATGAAATATAAATTATACCACATACCCGGTAAGAAGATCGGTGTAACTCTCGACCCTAAACATAGGGTGGAGACTCAGCAGGGTTACGGTCCTGGTGAGTATGAAATACTAGAAGAATCTAACGATATAGATTATATATCGCATCGTGAGATTGAACTACAGAGAAGTCACGGTTATCGTGTAGACGAAACCCTTTATAAACAATTAAACCCTAATAAAGATCATATGAGAATAAATATAACAGAGCAGACTACAACATTTCCAGTACCTTTAAACAAGTTAAAAGGTCGACTTATGGATAATATAGGTATGGTTATACAAACTGGCTTTAATCGCCATGAGTTAGACACTGATTTAGTAGACTGGATAATGAAACACGCTGTTACATCTCAGTTTAACGAAGATCGTTGCTATGTATATAACAAAGCAATGTCCAACTTTAGATCAGCTACATTAGATAATACACACCATAATGGTGCTACATATATAGCGGCTGATATGTTTACTAAGATTAGACGTTGGGCATACGAACGTGGTATATACGATCATGGTGATTCTAAAACGCAGTATGTTAAGTTAATGGAAGAAGCTGGTGAATTAGCTGAAGCATTACTTAAGAACGATAAACCAGAGATTATAGATGCAATTGGTGATATGGTTGTTGTATTAACTAATCTAGCTAAATTAGAAAAGTTAGATATAGAAGATTGTATAGAGAACGCTTATGAAACTATATCAAAGAGAACAGGTAAAATGATGAATGGAACTTTTGTAAAAAACACATTATAAATGAGCAGTAGAGAAATTATGGATTCTAAAAACGGGGTATCAACTAGAAGTATGCAGTTTAGAGACCCTATAGTAGAGAATGTTTGCGATAAATTCTTACGTCGATCAGACATGGGTTATGAAAAGTATGGTCGTACATTACACAACGAACGTACCGGTAAACATAAAGACTTACTAGGTTATCTAAATGATATACAAGAAGAACTAATGGACGCGATACTTTATATTCAAACGGCTCGTGAAGAGATGATGGAGCAAATGCAAAATCAACGTATGAATGTGATAGGGCAGAATGGAAATGACGGAGAGCATTATGAAAACACGCCGGACTCGGACTACTAAAAATAGAGGCCCGGTAAGATCAAAGAAGGTGACCTATGATGGGATCACCTTCGCCTCCGGGCTTGAAAAGTATATGTATAAAGCTCTTAAAGAAGCTAAAGTTAAAGCCAAGTACGAAGGAGAGACTTTTGTTTTACTAGATGGTTTTTATTTTGAAAACGAAGTATACGAAAGACAATCCAATGGAAAGGGTGAATTAGTTAACAGAGGTTGTAAACGTATACTACCTATTAAATACACTCCTGATTTTATTGGTACAGATTTCATAATAGAAACAAAAGGTAGGGCAAACGAAAGTTTCCCTATGCGGTGGAAATTATTCAAGAGATTAGTTATGAATCAATTTCCTAATGTAACCTTATACAAGCCACAAAATCAGAAAGAGTGTGATAAAGTAATTGAAATAATTTTAGAAAAAAGAAAAAGCAAATGATAACAGGTTGGGAAATAAGTTTAGGATTATATCCAGGTGTACTACTTGGGTTTAGATCGTACATAGAAAAAAGTATAGAGAATCACGTTTTATATATACCGTTTATAGATATATGTTTAACTATAGAACGTGAATTTGATGAAGAGTAATATATTTGAGAAAAGGGTTAACATACTACCGTATCAATACCCACAGCTACTAGACTATAAGGATGCCATTCGGCATTCTTATTGGATAGATACTGAGTTTAATTTTACCGATGATATACAAGACTTCAAGGTAAACATTAGTGATAAAGAGAGAGATATAATCAAGAAGACTATGTTATCGATAGCTCAAATAGAGGTAAGTGTTAAAACTTTCTGGGCTGATATGTACAAGCGAATGCCTATAACTGAAATTGGTGATGTAGGTATGACGTTTGCTGAGTCTGAGGTAAGACATAAAGATGCATATGCTAGACTGCTACGTATTCTTGGTCTTGAGAAAGAGTTTGAAACTGTAGTGGGAGTACCAGCAATTGATAAACGAATAAAGTATCTGACTAAATACTTGGATGGCACACGATCTAAAGATAATAAGATGTATACTAAATCAGTATTATTATTTTCATTATTTATAGAGCACGTTAGTCTGTTTAGTCAATTCCTAATAATGATGTCTTTCAACAAGAACAATAACGTACTCAAAGGCATATCCAATGTCGTTGAAGCAACATCTAAAGAGGAAGAGATACACGGTAATTTCGGAGTTGAGATTATCAACATCATCAAGAAAGAAAACCCTGAGTGGTTCGATGATGAGTTTCAAGAGTTAATTAATTCAGCGTGCTTAAAGGCTTATAAAGCTGAGTGTGGAGTTTTAGACTGGATATTCGAAACTGGTGAATTAGACTTCTTAACTAAAGAAACGATACAAGAATTCATCAAGAACAGATTTAATAATTCACTAAACAAAATAGGGTATGAGTCTATATTCGAAATCGAGGAAGGGCTCCTCGCTAGTACCAAATGGTTTGATGTTGAAATTACAGCTACAAAAGAAGGTGATTTCTTCTATAAAAAATCAATTGATTACAATAAGAAAAGTAAAAGTATAACTGTAGATGATTTGTTTTAATGGAGTATAAAAAATATTATTGGCTCAATAAAGAGTCTAGGTTGTTTCTGTCTAGAGGTTATATTACAGAAACACCCGAACAAAGAATAAAGGATATAGCTAACACAGCGGAAAAGTATTTAAAGATCGAAGGCTTTGCTCAGAAATTTGAAGACTACATGGCAAGGGGTTTTTACTCCTTGTCCACCCCGGTGTGGATAAACTTCGGTAAAAATAAAGGTCTACCGATTAGTTGTTATGGTTCGAACATCGATGATAACCTAGATTCAATTTTAAATGCGTCTAGGGAGATCGGTATGATGTCGAAATACGGAGGAGGAACATCAGCATACCTCGGGAATATAAGACCACGAGGAACGTCGATTTCAACTGGTGGTAAAGCTGACGGTCCGGTACATTATGCACGTATGTATGATACCACTGTCGATGTCTGTAAACAAGCTGAAGCTAGGCGTGGAGCTTGTGCTGTATACTTGCCTATAGAGCATGATGATGTAAACGAGTTTCTAGATATTGGTACTGAAGGTAATCCTATTCAGAATTTGCAGTACGGTATTACTATTACTGATGACTGGATGAAGAGTATGATAAGTGGCGCTAAACGTAAACGCGAGACTTGGGCTAAAGTTATACAAAGAAGATCTGAGTTTGGTTTTCCTTATATAATGTTTAAAGATAACTCCAACAATAATACACCTTACAAAGAGTTAGGTTTGAATATTACAGCATCAAACTTATGCTCTGAAATTCAATTGCCAACCGACAGTTATAACTCATTTGTTTGTTGCTTAGGTTCGATTAACTTGTTACACTGGGAAGAGATAAAACATACTGACGCTATAGAAACGTACGCACATTTCTTGAATGCGGTAATGGATGAGTTTATAAATAAGTCTTCAATACTACCTGGTCTTGCTCGCGCACACAGATTTGCTGAGCAACACAGAGCAATTGGCATTGGTGTTATGGGTTATCATTCCTTATTACAATCTAAACTGTTAGAGTTTGATTCTCTGGCTTCAAAAGGTTTGAACAACGAAATATTCAAGACAATAAAACAACGATCAGAGGATGCATCTAAATGGCTACACGATTATAAAGGCTATAATAGTCTACGGGAAGGATTTGCTAACACAACTCTTATGGCTATTGCACCAACAAAATCTAGTTCCTTTATTCATGGTGCTGTCAGTATGGGGATCGAGCCTATTAAATCTAATTACTTTATTAAAGATTTGGCTAAAACGAAAACTGTCTACAAAAACCCGTTCTTAGAAGCTGAATTAGAAGAGTATGATTTGAATACTGAAGAAGTTTGGGAAGGGATATTAAAGAAGGATGGGTCAGTGCAACATTTAGATTTCCCTACTAAAGAAGTGTTTAAGTCTTTTGTGGAAATAGCACCAAAGGAATTAGTGTTACAGGCCGCACAACGACAAAAGTACATAGATCAATCACAGAGTTTAAACCTTATGATTGATCCTAGTATACCTGCGAAGGATATTAATCAATTATATATTTATGCTTGGAAAGAGGGCGTGAAAACTTTGTACTATCAATTCAGTCAAAGTTCAGCTCAAGCATTCAGTAGAAATATATTAGAATGCTCTTCATGTGAAGGTTAAACGGCTACCACAAAAACGGTAACCATTATAAGTATATATAGTATCTTGCTTATCTCAATTCTCATAACAGTATAATTACTTTAGTATATAAAGAATTACTTATTATGATATTAAGATATTGTTAAGAAATTGTAAGGGGATAGCTAAATAGTTATCCCCTTTTTATTATGATCTACTAAAGTATGCGTACTCTAACACACACGCTGAACCTGTGGCTTTAGCTTTTAAACCTGTAGCACCTTTTAATGGTATAAACAGAAATTCACCTGGGTTTAAATCCGCGAAAGCTGTGCCACCGTGTACTGACACTGTAACCACATTAGTTCCATCCGTATTCTTTAAGTAAACATAAGTTATAGCTGATTGAGAAGTTGTTAAATCAGCTGATATTTCTTGTATATCAGTTCCTACTGAAATCCTTGAAACACCTGAAAAAGGTGTTGTACAGCCTAGTGAATCATCTACTGATAAATTTACAGAAGATCCAAAGTGTGCTGCTGTTCCTGATAATGTTAATCTAGGTGTTAATGTTGCCATGTTTTTTTATTTAATAACCTGTTAATAATTTTAATACGTCGTCTATTGCTTTATGTCTATGATTGTCTTCTAATACAACTTTATACACATATTTACTTTGTTCCATTTTAGCTATATCATCTATAGCAGAATTGAATGAATCTTTGAGGTCCACTTGTTGGTTGTCCCCACAGAATATCATTACAGAGTTTTTACCTAATCTACCTAATGCCATGCGTAATTGTGCTTTAGTAAGATTTTGAAATTCATCTACTATAACTACAGCACTATCAAATGTTCTACCTCTAAAATGAGTTAGCGAAACTAACTCTACTTCTTCTGAGTCTAACATCGTTTTAATCTTCTCAGGTTTGTTATAAACCTTTCTCATGTTAGACATAATAGGTACGAGCCAAGGTTCTAACTTCTCTTTCTCTGTACCAGGTAGAAAACCATTATCCTCTGTTGAGACTGTTGGTCTAGTAATAACTATTTTATTGTACTGTCTTTTGAAGTACATATCTAACCCGATCTGAACCGCTAGTAACGTTTTACCACTACCGGCTTTACCAACAACAAAGTTGTAAGCGTGTTTTATTATTTGTTCCTTAGCTCTCTTCTGTTCTTCAGATAAAGTTATATTAAATTTAATATTACCTTTCGGTGGTTTTTTATTTTTATTTTCCATAAAATATAATTATACATCAGCTATTTTATATGCTGTATCTCCATCGTTATCTTTGTAAGCTTCAAGTACTTGCTTCCTGTTATTCTTTTCTTTTAAAGATATATGTATCCAAGCGAAGTCGAACTCGTTAATCATTTGATCAAACTCTATCCCTTCTTTTATAACCCAGTCGTAGATTTCTTTATTACACATTTCACCCTTTTTCCAGAATTGTAGATCCAACGCCTGACCTTTACAGTGTTGGCTCTTAGTAGATCCGCCAATGGCACGATTAAGTGACGGGGAGCGGTAACCACTACTAATCCTAATAGGACCAAGAGCGTCACGCATAGGCTGTATAAGATCTCTAATAAGGATTTGCATATTATTAAGGTGTTCTTGATTCGGCGCATTGTCTATTCCTAATCTTTTAGCTGTGTTACTTTTTACTATTTCTGATAATGTAAAGTTTCTACTTAATCTCATGTATCTATTCTTATTGTTAGTTTAGGTGTCGTACCAGTGTTATTGATCTTTAAATCATGTGTAAATACGTTCATAGAGAATGAATCATCTAATATTAAACTAACGCCGGGAGGTATAATAACTAAACCACTGATGTAATAATCATCATAAGTTACACCATCAACCGTTTTACCGTCTAGTAATACCTCTATTCTAGCCTCATTAGTACTATAATTAGTTATCAAAATCTTATTTACTTTAAACACATGTGTGCCAATGATGCTATTAGCACTGTTAGTAACATAATCAGTTTCTGATAATAACTTTATATTTGAGGCTTCAAGTTTAATAAGTTTTGCCATATCACTGTTTTATACTCCTATTACTTTTTCTATACTTGCTGTTGCCACTCCGTTTACTTTACCTATATTTCCAGTTACCACACCTACAACGTTGTTTGCGTAACCTGAAGGTGCAGCAGTATAGTCAATAGTGACGAATAACTCCTTCGCGGTTATGCCTTGTGTGTTTGGTGCTATCTTAACGCTGCAATTGTTTATGTATGTAAACGTTAAAGCAGAAGAACCATCTTGTTGTGTAGTTCTAGCTGTAGTTGTTTGAGTGGTTGTACCAGATCCAAAACTTTCAGACTCTGCCGCAAACTCCCCATCAGAGGAATGAATTAACGACATTTGGACAGAAGACGCTCCTGACCTACCTGGTGCACCAGTTAAAGATATAGTGAAATTATTTATTGTTGCTCCACTTAGTGAACCACTTAGATCACTTAACGTACCTGTGAAATTACACGTTACGTTATTTTGTGCTACACTAGTACTAGTATTATTATCACCTATAATAGTATGAACATTTGAAGATGCCCATCCTGTTTGTGCTGTTGTTGAGTCTGGTCTTAATACTACTGTTGGCATACTACGCTATTTCTACCCAAGTGTTATCAGGATTAAAATACATTATACCATGGTCATCACTTAGGCAATAACCAACCACCCTTACAAAATCACCACTTCCACTTGGTGCAACATGGGTCATACCTCCAGCAACAGTTTTAACATAGACAGGGTTTCCAACATCGCCTAAATCATAATCCATAGTTATTATACCTCTAATAAGCATACCATTTATATCTGGGTCTGTTCCTAAAGCTATAGCTAGCATTCCCATAGCATCTCTATCTGCGTCATCTCCTGTTGCTGCACCACTAGCATGCGCCTGACCCCAAGACCCATCTTCTTTTAAGTAACAAAGGTCTCCTTGAGTTGTGCTTCCGCTTCCAAAATAAAGCACGTCCCCTTCTACTTCAAAATGAGCTGAAGAGTCTGTTCTAACAAACTTTCTTCTAGGTGAAGAAAACTCTGTTGTTACAGTTAAACCTCCTGTTATAGTTTTATTACCAGATGTTAAAGCATCTGCTGTCGCAGCATTACCTGTACAAGAAGCAGATGAACCCGTAGTATTTTGGTTCAGCGTGGGTATATTAGTAGAGTTTACAGTTCCAGCGCTAGCCGCCGTCCAGTCTATGTGTTTATTACCACTAGAGTTGGCTAACGAATCGTGATCTATAGTCCCTTGTGTGGCGACTTGAATAACACCGCTGTTGTTTGCGAACAAGGTACTACCCATAGTGAGTGTGCCAGTTAAAGTAGTTGATGAGGTAGAACCATACCCTATATTTACATCGACTTCATTGTCAGTACTATGACCTATTAATTCCAAACCTGTTCTTAAAGCACTTAAATTTCCATCACTTGCCGCGACACGAAATTCAAACTTACCAGCCTCATCTGTATCTAATGCGGTGTTAACCCTACCACTAATTCTACAAAAATCTACTTGCTCTTGAGCTGAGTTATCACCTGTGAAAGTTACATGACCTATACCATCACTATCTGCCCCGGGTCCACCCTTGTCTGATACAAAGTTAAAGTAGCTACCTTTATTATCGTTTGTAGTACTCTTTAGAACAAATTCTGGCTTCATACTTGTAGAAGATGAAACAGTTGCAGTATCACCTTCGAACTTAAAGTTAGCTTCAGACGTCACAGTACCATCACCATCATCAGTTAATAATTGATTAGCGGCACCATTCACCCCAGCTCCATGTAAGTCTGTTACACCAGTATCGCTTTCCTTAACTAACTTATTGTTAGAATCTAAACCTAAGTTTTTACCTGAAGCTATAGTACCATCAGGCACAGCTTCAAAATAAACGTCACCGCGAAACCTAGATATAAAATCCCATATATGTTGACCTATCCATTTCATACTCTGCATTGTAAGCTAGCCTCACTAATATCTTTCTGTAAAACAATGTACTCACCAATTAATAAAAATAAAAAAGCACAAACACTAAACAACATCTTTAAACTAACGCTAAATGTAGTGTCTTGTATTTCTTTACTCATTTTTCTTTTATTTGATTAGAGGCTAATAACAATTCTATCGCGTGTAATCTAGCTGATATTTCAACTAGTGTGGTTTTTAAGTCTGTGTCGGACTTTTCTAGTTGATACACTCTAGATTTTAACTTAGTGTATTCGTTATTTAAATTAATCCACAAACCTAATGCGGTAGCTAGAATTGCAGCCACACTTATAATTAATTCTACTACTCCTATTGGCATCATATTATTTTTTATTAGCAAATTTTTCTACACCTGACACACCAAACGAACCAAGTACAACCCATACAAAAGAATCGTACACAAACTCGTTTATTATTAAGTCTGTTCCTACCCATCCAGTAACAAGATCAGCAACCATTATAAGGCACATTATAGCAAACGCTATAAACCCTACTATAGCTTTCTCGTTCCAGCTATTATCGTTTTTAAATATTTCCATTACGAAACTTTAACTGTACCTCTATCGTTCCAAAGTTTACCCGTAGATCTAGGATCAGAAGTAGGTAAGCTAGCAATACTATTAGAATCTAAAGTAACAGCATCATCACTACTATTCTGAACTGACTTCACTAATATATGCATAAAAGCTCTAAGTTTGTCAGCCGTTATACTTTTGTTACCGTCTTGAAAAAGATCTTCTATCATATCTAATAGTTCTGCTCTTTCTCTTTTTTCGTCAGAAGAAACAGTTATCTTAGTGTCTGTATTTGTACTAACTAGAGCTTTGTATCTAGTCTTCCTTGTTGAATCTGTGTAATCACCTTTTGCCATTTTATTTATTTATTTATATGAAACTTGAATCAAAATCATCTGACCAGTTAGATACTGTATTGTTTTTATGTTGAGATTTTGTTGCTTTATAATTCTTTTTTATTTCACTCAATTCTAATGGTCTGTTGTACCATTTCACATCATCCACGATAGAAGAAGATCTGTAACCTGTATTTAATTCGTAATTATCACCAATATGCAAATCGCGAGTTTCATCAACAGTTCCATCCGGTGTAACACTACTTATTAAATTTTCGTTAATATATAATTTAAGACTAGTATCTAATGCGTAAGTAACAGTCACATACAGCCAATCATTTTCAACTATAGCTTCTGTGGTGTGTACTTGATACCTATTCACATCAGTGTTAATACTTGCATATACTCTTGGATAAAGACCGTCTGGTTTAAATATAGTTGTACCAAAACCTTTGTCTGATGCGTGATTATTAACTGCAGTCCCCTTAGTAACTAACCATTGTCGTGTATTTACATCTCTACAATTAACCCAAAAACTAGTACTAAAACCACTAGACATATTAAAGTCATTATCATCATCAACAGTAACGTAGCTATCTCCGTCAAAGTTTAAACCTTTCTGTCTAACCTTATTCATAGGTAAACCGAAAGTATCCTTCTTAAAGTAAGGAACCTCTTGAAGCTGTATTGTTGTTGGCGAACCATTGACAGTACCATCATTTCCGTATGGTGATAGATCAACCCAAGTGTCAACACCGTTATTTCTCCAGTAACCGTTCAACTGTACTTCTCTTAATGAAAGGTTATCTATCGAAAACTCAGAAGCATTAACACCATACATGTAAACTTGAATATCATCACCTAGTGCTACAACTCTATAATTGTATACACCATTTTCACTAAAGTTGTCAAGATTATCACTAGTTCCTGCAATATTAAACTGGTTAAAACCAAATTGAAAAGCACCTTTGACGTAGTCGCTAATCTCAAAGGTTAAATCATATATCTTACCTTGTGTGACGCTTAGTACTTGTCTGAGTGCGGTATCAGTAGCGTTTACAGAGGCTTTACCACCACTAACAGTCCATCCTGTATTAGGGCTCCATTTGTTAGCGTCATCAAACCCTCCGTCGTTAACTATCTCACTACCTAAGAAAGCACTATGGTCTCTACAATCTAAAGCCATACCAGCGTTGAATATCTCTTGGACTTCGGTCACGGATAACACCTTCTTAAATACAGAGATCTCATCTCCAAATCCATCAAAGTCTTTCATGAATCTCAAAGTGTCATCACAGGTTGTGTCAACACCATCAGCATCACTAATATCCTTTTCGTCAACTAGCACTCCGTCTAAGTAAAGCTTAAAACCTGTTGATGTAGATTTATCTATAGTTGCAACCACGTGATACAATTGTCCTACGTCAAGAGTTGGGGTTGGAATATTTACAGACGAACCCCAATCAAACAAAGCTTGCATGGTACCATTAGCCATCATCCTAAACTCAAAACCTTCTTCGGGGGAAGTATTATTTCTTAAATCAAACAGGTTTTTGTAATCTTCAAATGTGTTAACAGAGAACCAGCATGAGACTGTAAAGCCATCATCTAAGACATCATTAAGACCTGTCCCACAATCAACGTATTCATCAGCCGCACCATCGAACAATGCTTTCTTAGAATAAGATGACATAGCATATTGTGGGATATATGGTTGAGCTGTTTTCCAGTTATCAGAAACCCAAGAAGCTTGGATATGGGAATTAGATAGGGATATTTCCTGCAACTTCAACGTTGTTATTGTAGTTGTTCCAGCACTATTATTTTTTAAATAAGTTTGGACGTGAGTAGCTTTAAAAACAAAAGTAGAAGAGAACTCTCCATCCGAGGAAATAGTGTGGTAAACATCGCTGTTACTCGCGTTCCTAAATTCAAGACCATTTCCAGACGAAGTACTAACAGTACCTGCGATGGTAACTTTATAAGTGGAACCAACAGTAACATTACTCTTATAAATACCACTAGCCTGATATGTAGTAAAAGTGTTAGCATCATCTGCCTTTGTATCATCAAGTATTTGCCACTCATTTTTAAAGTGGTAATCTTTAGTTAAATCCTCTCCTAAAACTGGGGCTGCGTTATACACTCTATCTCCAGCACCTTCGTTTAATCTATATAAAGCTTTACAGTCTGTTGTTTCAATACTACTGTTAGAATTATCAAATACATCTTTATCAGGGTTATTGTAGTCATAAGTAACATCTGAAGCTGTCCAAGCTTTATCGTAGATTTGGAAGTCTGACAACTTGCCATACCAAATGCTACTAGCAACATCACCCTGAGAGCCAATGTACACGCCATTATCATCTAGAGTAAAACTACTCGTAGCCGTCTTACTGAAAACAAATTCACCATTAAGATATACACTACAAGTTAAACCATCAACTACCGCTACAGCTCTATACCAAGTGTCATTTGCTACTGAAGGTAGAGCCCCGGATGTTACGTCATCCCCCCATTCAGAATCGTTCCAACCTAAGTCTAATTTAGCACTCTTAGTAGCAAGGTAGAACCAATCGGCAGTAATCGCTGTTCCAAATATAAAACCTCCGTAACCAACATCCTCAGAATTAAACCACACAGCAAAAGTTGCCTTAGTGCTAACACTTATAGCTTCAGATTTCCAATAATCTATATCTATGTAGTCATTAGCTTGAGCAAAATGAAGTGCTTTACCAGAATATAAAACACCGTCGTTTGTATTAGGAGAAAAGTCTTTAACCCCCCCTAAAGGAGCTTGAGTCTCGTCAGCTTTATACCAAGCTTGTAGACCTCTACGAACGACATTAGCAACTTTGCTACCTGCCGTAACCATGTTACCAATACCTAGCATTTAGTCTCCTATATAAGCTATTACTTTCCCATCAGCTAAGTTTACAGATGTCCATCTACCGTAAACAGTAAGTCCAGCTTGAAATGAAACTGTATTAGGTATTGCATCACCACCGTTTGAACTGTAGGAAGCTGATGTACCTATATACTCTAAACCAGAACCAGCCGTATCATTATCAGCTGTTAACCCTTGAAACTTAGCGTCTTCAAGTATAGTTATAGCTACAAATACTTTTCCAGCCGGCGGTGTCGCTTCATTAGTGTCAGCTAGATACAATGATCCTAATTGACCAAATGAATATGCTGTTTGAGTGTTATTGATTCCCATAATTTTATTTGTTAATTATTCATACTTATAATATTACATGCTACGTAAACAGTTTACTGGTGTGCGTAACATCTTTTGTTTTTCCTTTCCGTTATGTTCTTACACCGAGGACCTTTACCGCCTCTAGTATTTGCTTTACATCTATATTCTTTTTTACCGTCACCATCTAAATCGTCTCCATCTTTCCTGTTTTTCTCTGCCTCAGCTCTCTTTCTTTTGTTCTCTTTCTTTTTATCTTCACTTTCAGCTTTCTTCTTACCCGCTCTCTCTTGCTTAACTTTAGCTTTAGCCTCCTCTAGCTCCTTGTCTTTAACATCTAAACTCCACTTATCCCAACCAGCTATTAAAGCTACTCGTTTCCAAGTCTCGTGGTTACTATTTATAGCTTCCTCTAAGTTCTGAGCTTTCCTAACAACTCTGGCTAAAGGAACGTTTGTTGTGGCTTCAACAAGGTTACCGATAACGTTTAGTATAGGATTATCTATATCTAACCCCATTTTTTCTGGCACATCTTTGTTATACTCATAACTATATATGGCAGACATTATTTTCCTAAGTTTACTACCTATAGGTGGGGATAATTGTACTGCTTCAATTGCTACTTTAGATAATTCTCTCTTACCGTAAGGCTTGTCTCTTTCTTCTAAATACTTCATGATAGTATTCTTAAGAGTGGAAGCCATAGCACCATACACGCCAGTACCTCTTAACAAAGTATCTAAAGCTCCATTAGCTACACGTGTTGTTTTAGTTTTAGTCTTTTCTTCATCTTCATCTCCACCGAACAATAAAAACGCTAAACCAGTTTGTAAGCTACCGAATATAACATTCTGCATAGCACCATAATATAATATCCTAGACACATGAGACTTCCAGTCACCCCTACCATTAACTAAATCTGATATTGCTTTCTTAGTTAGTCTAGTATATTGCATCGGAGTGTTTTGCCAAGCTAATACTAATCTACCTAACGTCCCAGCTTGTTGCTGAGATATAAGGTCAGGTCTAGAAGATTGTTGTGTTTCTTCTGCGATCTCTTGGAATTGATCGAAAGCTTTTGTTTCAGCCTCTTTCTGACTTAATCCTTCTTTAATATATTTGTTTATCTTATTTCTGTAATAAGTCGCGCCACCAGATGCTATAGCGAAACTATCCGCGATCTGTGTAGGTGTGAAACCTATCTGAAGCAAATATCTAACAGCGGCTTTGTATTTATCTTTCGCACCACTCTTAGCTACAGTATTACTTAGCTCCGATAAGTTTACATCAATAGACATACCAGACCTACGCTGTTTTAACATGTCTGAATTAAACAACGTTATAAAATCTTTCCAATATTGAGGTTGGTTAGCGAAAGCTTTAGCCGCTTGGAATATATTATTATCTCCCCAATCTATAAAGTTAACCGTGGATAGGGTTTGAAGCATCGCTGATCTAGTGTTAAAGAACATAACAGCACCAACAGACCCGTTGATCCAGTCCATAAAGCCATTTACTACTTTATCTTTTTTACCAGTAACTCTGTTACTACCAGTTTCCATACGGTATAACATATTCTCTAAAGCATCTCTAAAGTCTGTACCATAAACAGCCTCTATCTTATTCATGTTTTCAGGTGAAAATATAATGTCTACATTATCTTTCCATTCAGACAAGAACTCAGCTCTATTGGTCTGGCTAGATTGCCCAAATAAATCTGAAGCTATATTCCCAACAACCCAATTTTCGTCAGGTGTCACGTAACCGTCCTTAGCTCTAGATATTATACCTAAAGTATCAGCAAATGCTTTTGTTTTAGGATCGTTATTAACGTGGTCAGACAATAGTTCAATTTCGTTTTCTGATATACCTGGTATATCTATACCACTCTTGCTCCACAAGTAAACTCTTATCGCATCATTAACAGTGAAGTCAGTTCCAGACACGTTTTTATTGAGATTTTTGATAACCGTTGGCATCTCTTTTTTCAAAGTTTTAAACTCTTCAGAAGTTCTTTGCTTAGCAAAGTTCATATCTCTAATACCCTTAGCGAATGGATCTAATAAATGTTCTTTAAAGAAAGCCATGTCGGCATCACCTTGTTTACCCTTGCCCAGGAAGTTGTAAAGTAAACCTTTAAAATCCTCAGCTGATGGTGGAACGAAGAATTTCTTTAAAATACCACCATCTACCTTCTTACCTCTTAATCTAGCTTGAGCATCGGAGAACACTTTACCTATAGGTACACCAGAGCTTCTTTCAAGTATATTATTGAAGTTAGCCGCACCATCTTGACTGAACTTAAGTTTAGCTTGTACTACTTTAGATTTAATATCTAATTGATCTAGTACATCTTTAACAGCTTTAACGTTTGGCAAAGCATCATCAACAAAGTACATGTCGTTATAACCCTCAGCAAATTTCTGTAACATCCATTGACCCTTAGCTTCACCTTCACTCTTGCCTAAGCCAGTTATATTTCTCAAAGGTAAATCTACACCTTGTGTTTTCAACCACTGCTGTATAGGCCCAGCTGAAGCTTGTTGTCTAGCTGTAAGTATGAATACATTTTTATTACCGTACTTAGCTATTTGATTTTTTAGTTTCTGAAGTAGAGGACCTTCCTTTCCACCACGAACATTTGCAAAATCAGAGAAATCGAACTCATACCCAGCGGCTGCATATTCAGGACCTTCGATCGGCCATTCTTCAGACGTTATCTTAACCTGTTGTTTAGTAACTGGGTCTGTAGCGACAACGAAGTTTTCACCACCAATAATAAGTGTTTCGTCAAAGTCAAATGTAGACATACCTTTTGAGTTGGCATTATCAAATCTAACTTCACTAAACTTGTCTATTTTGCCAATAAAATTTCTTGGTAAAGGTTGATCTTGCTTTAGATTATCAGTGTTTATTTCAACAAAGTTTACGCCTAACTCTTTAAATCTTTTTTTATTCGCTTGAATAGATTTATAACTATTCTTCACAGCGGTATTAGTTAGAATTCTTTCAGGTCTAGCTTTATTTCTAGCTAAAGCAGTTTCTAAAGAAGAGTCAACAAATATAATTTGAACATCATATCCAGCTTGCTTGAACTCTCTAACAGATCTTTCTACACCAGCCTTTTGAGCTCCGGTACTATGTGTGACAATGCTCTTACCAGTTTCTCGTTGTTTTGCTTTAAGCTTATCAAGATCTGCACTAGAGTCATATTGTAAATTCCAAAATTTTTCCGACTGCTCTCTAGTGAACTCATTCATATCTTTTGGTAACCCGGCTTTTTTAATACCTTTTTCTAAAGCGATATCAGGATTCATTACTTCAAACCCTTGATCTTTTAAACCAAGTTTTTTAATTATAGTGGACTTACCAGATCCTGAAGCACCAACAACTAATATAGCTTTTCTATCTGGTACTATTCTTTGGATATTACCATCGGTGCTATTTCTAACGACTTCTCTAGCTTTTCTAGTGTTGTCTAAGTTCTTGATGTCAGCTTCATTAGCTATTAATCCAACTTCGCTTATAGCGTCTACATATTCAGATGCCTGCTCTCTAGTTATCTTACCGGTTAATATCTCTGATATTAAATTATTCTGTACATCGACTAATGCCCTAACTTTAGTCTTGCTCATACCTTTAGTATCTATACCTACCTTAAAGTATTCAGGTATAGTCATGTTCTTAGATGGTAAGAAATAGTTATTTAAGTTTATACCACCCTTAGCGTATCTTATCATCGACGCCATACCAAGGTCTAACCAAGGTAGTTTATCATCTAATATAGCGGGTACTACCTCTTCCCAGAATTCATTAGGCATTGAGTCAACTAAGCTTTCTCTAAGTATATTCCCATCCTTATCTTTAATAGCTTTTAGCATGTTATCATCAACTTGAGTTAATGACAACTGAACAAACGCTGCTTTAGCAACTTTCAATACATTATCTATAGGTGTTTGATTTATTGCTGCACTTAAAAACATTGTGCCGATATTGTTTTGGGGCATAGAATGCTCCTCCCTCATCTCAACATCATAATGCAACTTACCATCCTTATAGTACACACCGACTAGAGAAGCTGAAGTTCTAAATATGGCATCACCATTACTACTAGCGTTAGTAACAAATCTAGCAAAGAACCAAGCATCATCTGGATTATTCTTTAAATGTTTCTGCACGTCAGTAAACATTTTAGCTAGGAAGTCTATTTTTTGTTGTTCAAACTCGAAAAATTCTTTCCCACTTAACTCTTGCTTACCAACGATAAACTTAACCTCACCGTTCTTTTTAACTACTCTTTTAGGATCAAGTTTTTGTGTACTGTGAAATCTGAATCTCTTTAAGAAGTTTGGCAACTCGTACCTTCTCATCCCAGCTAGTTCGTCAAAAACATCCTTAACACCAAACATACTTTTCCCTCGCCCGTTAGACATACCAACTCTAAATAGAGTAGCATAGACAGGATCAAGATCAGCCATTGTTTTAATTATTCTAGATGTTTCTTCACCTAAAGTTTTATCTCTACCTACTTCTCTACCTATCTGTACTAGTGATTCAAAATTAATTAAAGTTACAGGTACTTCTCCTCTAGTTCTACTAACCTTAGTGCTGACTATTTTAGCTACCTTGCTCAATAATGGATCAGTTATACCAGCATCTTTAAGTATATGCCTAGACTCCATATTAGCATACTTCTTAAGTTCTCTAGAAACACTAACAGCATCTTCACTAAACATAACAGGTGACTTACCACTAGCCATTTGTTGTACAGTTGTGGCTTGAGTATCATCTTGCATTAGAACCTCTCTAATGGCTTGATTTGACATAGCCCTATCTAACTGTTTAGCTAAAGCTAAAACCCTCGAGGATGTGTTCCTATCGTCTCTCTGTGGCTTACCATCTATAATACCGAATACCTCTAAAAACTCTGTTCTAGTTATATTAGGTTTTTTAGATTGAGCAGTCAAACCAGCTTTGGTTTTCTCTCTCTTAGATTTTTTATTATAGAACTTATCTAATAAAACTTTTTGAACACCTGTCGCTGTACCATCTTCAGTCGCACCTTCAGGTAACATTGATTGTAGCATGTCAGCGTTCTTAGCTATAAACATCTGAGCGTTAGCTAACTCTGGTTTACTAAGATTAGCATTACTAGTTATTTTCTTGGAAGGTATACTCATTAACTCACCAACAGTCTCAGTAGCTATGTTAGGTGTTTTCTTATATGTAGTACCTGTAAGGTCGTTGTCTTTAACGTACTGCTTAGCTTTAGGTGCTATCTTATCTCTAACCTTTAATCTGTCAGCTAGAACAATACCTTTTCTTTTAGGACCAGATTGTTTAATACCTTCTTCAGTGGTAACGCTTTCAGCTTGTTTTGCTATACCTTCGTCAGTCATTGACTTGGTGGCAGTGTCTTGAACCCCTCTTTTAGCCATCACCTCTTTTGCTCTTTGAGGTAAGAACTGATTAATGTAGGCTGCAACGTTTTGATACTTGTGTTTTGCTGGATTAAAATCTTTAACTAATCCTAATACAGTTCTAGCTTTTGCTTTATCGGTACCGGGATCATATAGTATGTCAGCTATTATATCTTCTTTATTATCTAGTAAGTCATTTCTAATATCTTCTGTCTGTGCATTAGCTAAGGCTCTACTAAATATATTCTCAGCCATACCTCTATACTCCATAGCTATAACTCCAGAAATATCATCTTTCATTCTAGCCATCATCTTTAAATCAGCTTCAGTCTTTATTTCTTTATTTTGAATATCAAGTATGGGTTTATATAAATCTTGCACCCTCTCTGAAGCTTCAACGTCTATAGATTCTTTTGGCTCCACTGTGGTATCAGTATCTTCAGTCACACCAGCCGTTAATTCTCTACCTATTTTTATACCTTCTAACGATGCTTTTGTAAACGCTTTATTTCTACCAAACATGTTGCTCTTAGCATTCATATCAGTTATAAAGTTTAAAACATCTTCAGCCGTGTTAAGCTCTACGTTTTTCATACCTGACGCTTGTAGTATTCTACGTATAGGTGATTTAAGTTTAGCACCCAAGCTAGTATTGATCTTAATATCACCACTCTTCAAAGCATCCATTAACAAGGTTACTTTCTCCTCAGCTCTAACAGACTCAGGCTTATTAATATAAGCTGTTAATCTACTAGACATTTCAGATTGAGCTACAGCATCTGGATCTAAATCACTTAGTATATCATCAACAGCATTACCCAAAGCAATAGCAGCTCTAGGATTATCCGCTAAAGTATTCTTTAACAACTGATGCATCATCTCATGTTGTACTACGTTCGTAGCGCCTCTCTCGGCAGCAAACTCAGGGTTCACTAATATCATATCTGCATGTATAGCAGAAGCACCGTGGCTGTTATTAAACGTTTCCTCAGTTAAAGCCTTCACACTAGCCTTATCCTCTTGTAACTGCTTTATCTCTTCTTTGATCTTAGTTTTAGATTCTTCGTCAGCAGTTTTTAAATCTTCCTTCTTCTTCTTTATTTTCTTATCAACAGCTTCTACCTCAGCTTTCTTATAAGTCTTTAACTGTTCACTTATGTTTTCACTATCAATCTTTACAACACTTATAGGTTTACCAAACATCTTGGTAGCTTTTCTTTCAAGCTCCTTAGTATCTCTTTCTACTCTACCTAAGTTTTCACTTTTGTTAGCGTTAGCTATTGTTTGATTTTTTAAAGCTGTTAAGTTAGCTATCTGAGCGTTGTTATCTTTTACTTGAGACTCTATTTGTTCTGGAGTTAAACCAAATTCACCTCTAATGCTTTTGTTATTAGCTTTTAAAGCAGCTATAGTTACGTCTACATCTATTAAAGCTTGCTTCTCTTGCGGTGTCATTTTATCTATGTTAGAAACAGTCTCATCCATTAGCTGTGAATGTTGACCCACTAACATACCTATATCCGACTCTATAGCTTTTCTATTTTCTGGAGACAGTTCTACCTCACTAAGTATTCTACTTTTTTGTTGTATCTTTTCACTTATACTTTGTAACTCAGCTGTAGCATCTGTAGATTGAAAAGCTTTAGCTACATTCTTACCTATTAAAGGAGACTTGTATACGAGCCCACTCATAAATACACCACTAATGAAACTTTCGGTTGCACCTTCTAATAGTGATTTACTCTCATCTCCTAATATAAATCTATCAGTAGCATTGGAAGCTAATTGAGCTAAAACCTCTGTACCACCTTCCTCTATAGGGTCGTATAAATTCTCGTATAAACCTTTTCTAGTAAAAAAGTTTCGCTTCATAGTATTAGCAAAACCTCTCTTAGCTGCGGGGTTAGCTTTGAGTAGTGCTTTAACTTTATTGGCTTGACCAAGTGTAACCTTCTCAGATAGTCCCTCCGCTAAACCAGTTAGTATAGCAGTGGAATACTTTTGAGCAAATGTATAATTTTTCCCTGTATCTCTTTCCTCTCTATCTATATCCTTAAACTTCTGACCAGCAGAAGAAGCTCCTAATATAAAAAGACTCGCACCGCCAGTAGTAAACGTAACAGCTGTATTAGCTGCTTGAGACGTAACTAAATGACCAAACCACTCTCCAAGCTCCTCTCCATTACTAATATCTTTAAACTCTCCAGGTTTTTCTAAACCATTTAGTAAGTCTTCGTTAACTTTATCTATAGCGTCTATTCCTTCCCTAATAAGAGGAGTAGCTTTCATCATTCCCGATGCTACTGGACCCATTAGCGGTGCAATCCACTCTGGCATATCTAATTCTTTAGGTATTTCCAAAGCTTTCTGACCAACCTCTAATACTCCAGAACCTAATGTCATAGCACCAGAAGCTAGTTGACCACTCAAGTTAGCAGCCCAACCATAGTTCCTACCAACAGCATCTAAGTAACCAGTTAATTCCTCTTCCTTCTCAACTAGACCAGAACCTTCTTTCTGAGCGTTATCAAAACCTTTTAAGTTCTTGTCTCTAAAGTCTATTAATTCCTCGTATGTTAAACCACCACCACTATCATAGTCTGTATTTAATTTATCAAACTGCAACCTTAAACTAGCTAACTGCTTGTTAGCATCATCAACCTCTTCTTGAGTTTTATATTCCGCTGAGTTTATTTTATTCGCTTGAGCATTTATATCTCCTAGCTTTGTTTGAAGATTCTTTAAGTCATTGAATTTAGATTCTACACTCTCTAAGTTTGATATAAACTGTTTAGACCTCTTAACATTACTTTGAATCTCATTGTTTAGCTTCTTAGCGGACTCACTGGTTTCTTGTTCTAAATCTTTTTGATATGAACTTTTTTTAGAGCCAGCTGCTAATATCGAAAATGGATTCTCAACGGAAGATAACTCTTCCATTGCTTCTTCAAAGTTATCCTCAAACTCTTGTTGCTCTATGTTTTTAGATCTTGCTTTAAGCATTTCAGTGTTGATAGACTCTTGAGGAATGTTTTTAATAAAATCCTCGTACTTCTCCGTGCCGGGCTCTAGTTTTTCGCCTGTAGTAGAATAATGAGATCTAAGAATATTTCTAGTAGCTTCCTCTTTCAAGCTATTCAATTCTCTATTAGCTTCAACCTGCTTATTTCTAGCTTGTTGATACTCTGCGTTAGAACCAGAGAAAGCTCCCGCTGTGGAATACTTAGAGGTAAAAGCATTATGTTTTACTACATTTTTAGGAGGTAACTCTGCTTGAGAAATTTGATTTAATAAGTCTATCTGCCCTTGAGCTTCTGACTGTATCTCAAGTAGTCTCTCTTCTTTAGGTTTGAAAGCTCTAAATTTATCTAGAGTACTATCTACTGATTCCGAAGAAGTACCTTCCGAAGGTGATTCCGTATTTGTTGTTTGATTTACTTGAGGTGGATTTACCTCTTGAGTCTGTGCTGCAGTTTCCGATCCCGCAGTCGCACTTGTTGCAGGATCTTTCTGGTTTCCCTGATCTTGTGATACAGGTGATTTACCTTGAGATTTCATCGTTGATAAAAACTCTTCTTCTCTATGTGGAGCGACCTCATAAGGTTTACCATCCACTAAATAAACTTTGTTCATACTGTCTCGTTAGTTACCCGTTATTGTGCCCAATCTTGGTTGGGGTTCATTTGTTTTTCTTCTTGCTTTCCTTTCCAAGCCGTCTCTGCTAACCGCTGGAGTTCAACCTCAGATAACGTAGGTGACATCTGAGGTGGGTTATTTTGGTTGTAAACATCCACGTGAACTTTATGCTGCTTATCCCACCCCTGCTTGACAAACTGTGTGTAGTAATCGACTAACAGCTCATCTCTTTCGCTCTTCATATTGGGATCTTTAATAAAAGCATTTATTATAGATCTTTGATCATCTTCACTTAATCCATCACCTTTTAAGTCAACCATATTGTTATCGTCTCCAGCTGGTGGATCTATGCCTAAGCTCTCATAGCTTATAGCGCTTAAATAACCAGAATTAAGTAGATCATCTTTAAAAGATTTCTGTCTAACTAAAGGATCATGCATTAGTGATATTTGCTTACCGTTTTTAACCAAACGTCTAACGGCATTTTTAGTTTCATCAGCGTTAAACACGGATTGGTGATTACCTTTCTTTGCTTCTTTAGCTGATATTTCTTTTAATTCCATTATACCTTTAGCACTAGCTGCGTCGACTTGAAACTTACTAGACAACTGTTGAGCGTCATTAATTGACATCATAGTACCATCTTCATTTTTAAAACCGGCTTCAACACCTACCATGTTACCGTCTTTGTCAAGAACCTCTATAACACCTAAAGCATCGTCTCCATTGTGATTGCCAAGCATAGCTCTAGCTTCCTCATCGTCTTGCAAACCCAAAGAGTAACCTGCTGGATCAAAAGCCCCATCACTAAGATTCTGCTTAGACCATAGAGCTGCATTGGTTTTACGTTGTGCTTTGAACCCGTTAACTTGGTTGTTTAGTCTTTGTACATTATTTAAAGCTTCCGCTTGTTGACCTTTATCTCCGTTTAAGAATAATTGTTGCATTTGAGGGTGCTCCTCTAAAACGCTTCTTAGTTGCCTATGATTATTAGTTGATAGTTCTCCATTATCTCCTAGTATAGAATTAGCTTTGTCGTAAGTATTTTTATCCCAAGCTTTTTGCTTAGCTTGCCTTTCAGCTTTGATACCTTCTTCTCTTTGCTGCCACTCTAGCTCAGCTTGTTCTTTAGCTGCTTTTTTTCTTTCAGCTATATCGTTAACAGTTTCGTTTAGTGTATTCTGCAACTCCATGCTAGCTTTATCTCTAGCTTTCATTTGCTCACTATACCTAGTAACGTTATAAGCTCCTTTAATTAACTCTGGATAGTAAGCTCCCATTATATAATTCTTTTAAATTGTACATCTAAGTTAGAGTAGTCAACTGTTTCAAAGCCACTACCGTGAACGTGAGATGCTTGAGGAACTTCGTCAGACATAACACCTTGATAAACTCCTTCGCCAAACGATTTGTCTATATACTCGAAAGTATATATGTTTAAACCACTAGGTGAAGTACCTATTTTATTAATATTCTTTTTTAATCTTCTATCAGAGAATATACTACCTATACCACTAACCATGCCACTGATAGCACTACTCTGTTGTGCTTGACCTGCAGCAACCTGCTCTTGATAGCCAGCCATTTGTTGTTGAGACATACCCATCAAAGTAGCCGCCTGATCCATCTGCATTTGGCTAGACCACTGCTGACCCTGAGCTACCTGGCTCTGTATGTCCATACCTGCACCAGCTTCTGCCATAAGTGCTTGTCCTCCAAAACCCGCTTGCTGCATTTGTAAGTTGGTAGCCCCCTGAGCTTCTTGAGTTTGAAGTTGGTTTGCCATTTGAGCTTGTGCCATTTGTAAGTTTGAGCCCTCACCGGCTTGCGCCATTTGTAATTGACTACCTTGTTGAGCAGCCGCCATTTGTAGGCTAGCCGCTTGTTGAGCTTCTGCGCTTTGTAATCTACTAGCCTCACCCTTCTGCAATCCCTGTATTCTAGCAGCTTCTTGAGCTTTAGCTCTTTCGTTAGCAGACTCCTGTTGACCAATACTAGCAGAGGCTTGTTGTGAAGCTAGCTGACCCGATTGAGCCATTTGTTGTGCTAACGCTGCTACACCGCTGCCACCGGCTGATTGTTTCATGTTAGCCATTATGTTAGCCCTCTGTTGTTGACCTTGCTGCGCTTCGAATTGAGCTTGCTTTTGATCAACTGTTAAGTCTTCCATAGTATTCTCCATGCCTTCATACATATTCTTCTGGTTAGACATAGTATTAGTTAATCCAGCCATAGTATTCTCTAAACCAGCGTACTGATTTTGTAGACCACTCATAGTATTCTGCATGCCAGCATACTGGTTTTGTAAACCGGCATAGGGATTTTCCATACCAGAGTAGGTGTTCTGCATATTAGCAAAAGGGTTTGTAGTGTCTACATTTTGAAAATCTTGTTGTTGTTGATTGAATTGTGATTGAGCTTGGTTAAAACCAGATTGGGCTTGGTTTTCAGCACTCTGCCCACCGAAATAATTAACAGCTCCACCAATAAGAGCTGCACCACCTGCTATAGCAGCACCTACTCCAAAAGTTGCATGTTGAACTATTGGCTCAGTAGCAAGACTAATAACTTCTAATAAAAGCATATTATTCTATTTTTAAATTAATTTTTTTTAAAGTTTCTATCACATCTATACTAGGCGGAAGATCCTCATATTTTGAGCACACTACATCTTTAGTAACTTCTTCTATAGTAGTTTTGTCTGTAGCATGCACCGTTATGAATACACAGTTCTCGTGTACATATATTATTCTCTTTGTTCCAGGTTTTGTTATACCGTGGTATGGAGCTCTAATATGTTGTATACCTTTCTCTGTCAATACAGATATGTAACCAGTCATAACAAAAAACGGATGGTTTTTCATGTGGATTTTAGTAGTACATATTTGACCAGCAGGCATGTATATTCTCCTAACGTATTGACCGTCAGTGAATTCGTGAGTTAAAGGGTTTAACTTATCGAAGTCATCCCCAACCAAAGCACCGTTCTCTATCATAGTGTCTTCGACTTCAGTTATCTTATCCCTAAAATCTAACCTACTCTGTATCTCTAAGTCTAAACTCCAGTCTTCATTAAATTCATTTATAGGTTCTATACCTAGCTCGTTGACCATATAATCAAACTGCTCTCTAGGTTCCTTTACAATTAAATTGTTATCCTCCATTTAATTTCATTACATTTACTTGTTAATATAATCACAGTTATACTATCTTATTTACTGCTTTCATTAACCTCTAAGCCTATAGAAAATAGTTCAGAACTTCCATTAAATGAGTTATTAGTAAACTTAACCTCAGCGTAGTAACCTTTAATAGAAGATGTGTTCACAATGTTATTCTTCCCGAAAAAGAAAAAGCTAGCGCTAGCATCTGGCCAGCTTTGAAGAGGAGGTATTTCACATACTACCTCGTAGCCACCGCCAAGTCGTGTAGAAATATCTTTTATTCTACCTAACTTCGTTACAGAGTAACTTCCTACGGTAAACTCACTAGTGTTAGTTACTTCAGTATAATACATAGTGTCACCAACCTGTGCAGATGCGTTTATATTATCAAAAATTAAATGTAATGCTGGCATATACTTATTATGAATGGTTAAATATTTCAGTTAAATCTAAATTGTATGTTTGGCTTTGTTTACCAAATTTAACGTATCTTACTCTACCAGTAACTGTAGCGTAATTACTCTCTGTTCCAGACAACCCCCTACCTATATGTGCCGTTATTGAAGAGAAAACAACATGATCCTTATTGTCAACAACTTTAGGTGTTATAATAGAACTATTAAGCGTTTCAGAATCAATAATTACACTACCTATAGAGAGAGAGCTATGAGACTTTAATGAAGTTGTATTAGCGCTTAGAGTAAAAGTAGTAGGACTTGTTACTGACGTGATGAAAGCTCCGCTTGGTATACCATCACCGTACACTAGCATACCAGGTGTTATAACGTTTTCACCTGAATGTGTTATAGTACTGGCGTTGTTATTAAATGATATATTTTTAAGCTCAGCCACTGTGTTTATCCACCTTGGGTTTATAGAAAATACACCTGACTTTGTTACTCTTATTTCAAAATTAACACTCTTATCGCTTTGATTTATAAAAGTCATATCGTCTACCATAGAGAGAGCTGTACCTAAAGCCTTGTCACTACTAAAACCTAGCCTAGGCACGTCGCTAATATCGTAACCAGGGTCATAATTCCAATCTGACTCCTTAGTTATTGACATACTAATGTCAACTTTAGGATATTGAAAAATATCCATCTTGACATAACTGTTAGTGGAGTTAGAAGTTGCAGATCTATCACCTAGTCTACCCGCTGTACTTTTCATTACGGTAGAAACTTTAGTGTCTAGTTTGTTCACGGGTTTTACAGTAAGTTCAAAAGTCTTCCACCCAGAAGTGCGTGATATTGATTCTATATACGGTAATTTGAGCCTTGTCCTACCGTCTCGTCCGATAGCATATACGGTGTCACTGTCTAACTCAAACCCCTTAAACCAACCACCATTTAGTATAGTATTGTTTGGAGAGTCTGACATTGTTGACCTAGTATTACCACTGGCCTCAACTTCTATATTTTCAACCTCTCTCATTAAGACTTCGAACTCCGCGTTGGGATCACCCTTAACTTCGATGTAAGCATCGGAGTTTGAGCTTAACCCACCTGGTCCTATTATGTAACTACCACTATCACTAACATTACCTAAGTGAAGATTTACATCAGTTATCTCTAACCTATCTTTCTTACCGTTATTTCTAACGAGTGCATTGGTGAAATTTCTAGGAGGAACGTTTCCAAACGTTCTGAGGTAACCGTCACCAATCCAATATTCACCTAATGGCCAATCTTCGATTGGTTCAGTAGACCCTTCGCTGACCTGCCAAAAATGTTTCGATAGATAACCACCTAACTCTAGAATTTGTCGCCAGTTTAAGCGATTCCATTTGAACCTAGTAGATAAACCTAATACTCTGGAACTAAGCTTCATTCTTGGTATCCCCGAATTATCGCTAATTATAGGATTTATTGTACTTAAAGTGTGAGCACCGTCCGGGAATATAATTACGGGATTCGAAATATCTTCTATGATAAATTCCTCAAAGCTTGCCTGGTCAGCCCTATTACCGTCTTCCGTATAGTAAATATCAAACGATATAGTTCTATAGAAATTAGACAGAGCTTCGGTTGTAAACTGATAAGCTGCTATAGTATTAGGGTATAATTGTTCAATATCCTCGTCGTCGAATGCCTCACCCATTGCAGTGTATATGCTTGTTAACTCAGCAACACTAGGGTCTATAGACAATGTAGATCCAACCTGCCCGAGAGGTGTGTTTATTTTACCAAAACTTGCTCCCCATGTATTTTGATTAAAAGGTGGCGGGGCGGCGACGTATGTGTTAGTATCCGCATCTAATAAACCTTCTGTCTCGAACATGTATTGATTTTGAATCGCACTTCTCTGCCAACCATCTGGTGCCCACTTTTCCCAAAGATCTTTTCTTTTTTCTACCCTAAAACCTCCATCATAGTCGTCCGAGGTGTTGTGTTGTATAACTTTTATAACTTCGTGTTCTGTTATATCAGTGCTTTGCTCTACTGGCTCAAATGCACCCTCTTTTTCTCCCCAGTTAGGAAACCACGCGAACGGGTGTAGATCTAAGTGCCAATAAAGCTGTTTACTCCAGTTAGATAAAGATTCTGAGGCTATATCAACTGCGTTATCAATTTCTGATTGATTTAAGTCATTAATAACCCCACTTGAACTCCACGCTAAAGCGGTTTGAACGACTAAGCTAGTATCGTTAGGACTTGTCGAGACCGAGCCCGAATACTCCAAATAAGAAGAAGAGTCTGGGTATTGCGGAGCAGTAAAAGCAACGTAATTCATATCTCTAATACTCCACTGTTCGTTTAAACTAAAAATACCCTCAAACCTAGCTCCGCTTGATATTGGTGGAAGATCACATATACTTCTATGGTCATACCTTTCTCGTCTCGCAGTACTAATCAAACCAGTTGGACCATCCGCTCGCCAATTATCGTTATCAACCGTCCCAATACCATAGCGCCCTGTAAGAAAACTATTAGGACTTGCATCAAACCCATGCTTAGTTAAACCACCATCGAAATTATTATCTAATTCTGGTTGTATTCCTGTGTGTCTATGCCAACCAAAAACTCTACCATAATTATCAAATTTACCATCAATCCAATCCTGATAAGTTGCTTGGGGAGAGGTACCATAATACCCATAACCCATTTCACCTGAAGTGCCTTCAGAGGTTGACGTGTGAGGCATGTACAAATCTTGATGTAACTTTAAAGTTATAGTACCAACTTTCTGTTCAACTCCTACTTTACAGTGTAAACCTACATGTATAACGTCCTTTCTAGCTCTTTCTATAAATTTATTTTGATCTGACTCATGGAAATATTGATCATCCACGTCCTCCACCCTAGCTACATCCCCATCATTAATGTTTGTATCTTCTTCGTTTTGAGTCTTATGAAAATGGGTGCTGTTAAAGTGAATTGGTTCATTATCTAGATAGTCAAGTGCTGGAGTAAAAATTATACTATCCTCTTGGAATTTTAATGGCTTCTTGTTTTTAAAACAATCCTCCCATTTATCACCAGCATTAGTGTCCCAACCTTCAGTGAGATTGCTATCGCTAGGTTCCATTGCTAAAGCCCAATCACTTGAAATTGTTGTATCTCCACCACTAGGTGAAGAGAGTACAGCTGTAGCGAAATCGTTAACCAGTGATAACGTAACGAATCTCACACCAAATTCCTGTGCGTCGCCATATATATCTATTTCTACAATCCCATTTCCATTCCCGAAATCATCTATGTTTGTGTCATCCAACCTCACTGTACAGATAACAGTGTTATCCGCGGCTAATGGAGCACCTGAATCTTCAAAAGTAACACTCTCAATAGGCGCGCCAACCTCGTAACCATAAGCCGATGCTGCTACACACCAACCTAAATCAGGTGTTATAACCAACGTGAACTCTCTGTTGTCCCCCGCTAAAGGTTGATTGACATCCCCGTTACCAGCATTTATAACTATATCAGAGTTTATACCATCACCAGTGGCTAGATCGTATTCTCCACCTGCTCCCAACGGTGATATAAAACTATCTCTAATAGTAGCGTTGGTTATGTTGTTAGTTCTTAATGATATTGCCATATCTTATATTTCATCAATGTAAATTAATTTATTTGGTAGTGGAGGGTACGTGCACGAGCCATCATCGGTATCTGCGTTAGGGTTATAGTTATCTGCTGTAGGATCCGTGCATCCGTAGACTAAGTACTCACAACAAGAATCGCACTGATCATCAAACCGAGGGGAATATTGCACAAATGTACCGTCTTCCTGTTCGTGGCTAACACTTAAGCTTACATCTCCTTTATCCATGTAATTAGCAGCATTAGTATCGTAACAACCTTGATACACACATGCGTTACCACTATAGTAACCATTATCTACATATAAAGCGTTTATTGTTGCGTCAACATTGTAGTTTGTTGCGTCCGGATCCATACATCCCAATACATCATAAGTACACGATCCATCACTAACATTTGCATTTACATTATAGTTATTTGCATTTGGATCTGTACACCCATCAATCCATTGAATACAAGATCCATCGTCTACAGTATTACTAGGAATGTGATTTACAGCATCAGTAAAAGGGTAATCACCTAAAAGAATGTTACAACCTATTACGTGTAGGTTCACACACGGATTAGTTATATTATCATTGATGTTTACTTGATTAACAGTAGCGTTAGGGTTATATTCCTGGTAGCTATCATCCATGCAGCCGTATATGTTATCATCTATACATTCACCAGGAGAGTTAGCATTCTCATTGTAGTTACTGTACAATGGATCCATGCATCCTATAACTTTTTGTATACAACTACTATCATCTAGCGTCGCACTAGGGTTAGCGTTTATAACTTCGCTAAATGGGTATGTAGCATTAGAAGCGTTTGGGTTACACCCAAATGTGTGGAGCTCTCCACAAGGGTCGCTAGTATCCTCGCAACTAACCTGGTTGACAGTCGCTAACTCGTTATAGTTTTGATAACTTGCATCAGTGCATCCATACACTTTAGTGTAAATACAAGTCCCATCAGAAGTGTTAGCATACGCATTATAATTATCCGCACATGAATCCATACATCCAAGAACAGGTGGAGTACTCATAGATCTAACCATACCAACACCTTGTAAATTACTAGGATCAATCACTACATTTCCAAACACAGGAATTGGTGCGACTGCATCTCCATCGCCAGTAATGTTAGAGAACCACTTACCCTCTTTCTCTCTAAAATCAATAACATTACCTTTTCCTAAGTCTGTACTAATGCTATCTACTCTCCAACCGGCTCTACTGTTTAAGTTATAATACTCACCATCGCTAACCCAGCTGTTTAAGTTATTATAAGATACATTATTACCGTTAACGTCTACAACTACGGCTTCTTCTGCGAATTTCTCAATATAAGCTTGACTACCCTCGTAGTCCATAGCAACAAAGTTTTTAATTATATTTGGTTGCTCATTAAATACGACGTTAATACTAGATTCCACGGGGTCTAAGTCGTAGAATTCACAATGATTAGGTGCGATTATTGCTGGCCTCGAATATCCAGTTGAAGCATCACCCATATACGCTGGAATGGTGTTTGTCACGTGATGTAGCCATATATAACCATCATAAGCAGTTAAGTAATCTGAGTTTATAGAGCAACCAGACTCTTGAACCCAAGATTTAAAACTAGTCCAACCTTTATTTCTTTCGTTAAACGATATTGTTTTATTATAGTAACTATTGCTATGTATTATGGATATGTTGTAATCACCTTTAACTTCATCAAAAGAACCTATGATTTTCTTAGAGTCGACTAGGTTATCCCTAAACCAATCCTTCATACCTATATCAGATATTACAGTTAATCCATCTTGAGATAACCTGAGAACCTTGTTTCTATGATTGTCAACAAAATACATTCTATAACCATCAACGGCTAGCGACTCTGGGGTATTAGATATACCGTAATCACCAGCGTAAGCGATGGAGTTACCAAGAATCACATTAGAAGACGTTATGTTAGAACTGCCATCAGCATTATATAAAGCATCTTTATTCGCTAATATCTTTAAAACTTTATCCTCACAGAATGTAATTAAATTAGTGTCCCTACTTTTTAACGCCATTATAGGTCCATAAGAAGGATTAATGTCCTTCGTTATAGGCTCAGCCATATTAAATTGATTAAGATCATTAATACCACTAGTGGAGTTGTATATTCCAGAGTGTATTAAACCGTTAGTCCTAATCTCTTTACCATACGAGTCTAGAGTAGTAGAAACTTTAACACCATTATTGATGTAAGGCGCGTTGTAGTCATCTCTAATTCTATTAGACTCTAAACCATTACCAAAAGAATAGCAGTTAAACCAGGGGAGTGTTATACTATTGGTATGTAAGGAGTCATCTAATCTGTAGTATCCAGTTATTCTATGCAGATTGACAATGAAATGATGAGGCACGTTCATACCGGCAGGGTTATATTCTCCAATATTCTCCTGCCAACCCCATGCACTATACCAATCAGCACCTGATTCATTCAAACTGTTAGGAAATACATGTGTAGTTTCTAGTTCAAAAGCCTCTTCACTAGCATCAAACTGCATACCAGTAACATATAAGTTAGCCTCTATACTCACGTTACCATTATATGAGTTAGCAATCTCCATTCGCCATATAGAACGCTGTGATCCAGAAGTGTTAACAGTTTGCTGTAATTTATCCAACATCGCGCCGCCTTGCGCTAAGAATATTTTTACACTACCTCCCTGAGGGTTGTTAGCATCTTGAGGTTCCATAACGTATACAGGTACATCGTAGTAAGACTCAGCTGGTCTATAAGGAGCGTCAGATGCGTTGGAAGCAGCAACTGTTGGTAACCAATGATCTTTCACTATACCTTCAGTCATCGTCCCGTCTGGTCTTTCAAACTTTAACTTATTACCTACTGTTAAAGGTATGGGTTCTACTTCTCCTATTTCTCTACCAATACCAATCACATCTCTAGATAAAGTGTTTACGAAAGCATCACCACCATCAACGTTTAAATAATTATCATAAACTTGCTCGTAAACACCCCCACTTCCTTCTATTATAGAAAAAGGTTTCACCTTAGAGTATAGAGGTATGTAATTCTCTATAGTATCCTCCTTCAACTTCATGGGTATAGCATCTGATACTTCATAGTATAAGTCTAGTCCTACATCTTCTTTTGGTTCAGTTTCCCATATAGCATTACCACCGTTGTTATTACTTGGTGTGT